GGTGGAGGCCGGTGCGGGCGGCAGCGGCTGCGGGGAGGCCCAGCAGGAGGAGCCCCGAACCCAGCTCCCCTCCGGCGTCACCTGCCCGGAGTGCCTGGAGACCATCGCGGAGCGGGCGAAGGACGCGGCCGCCGACGACATCCCGGCCGTCCTGGAGCGCAGCGTGCTGGCCACGGTCCGGGTCGGCGGCCAGGAGCCGGTGCTGACCGGGGACGTCGTCGGCCTGGGCCGCACCCGCACCGGCCTGTGGCAGGTGGCCGTCCTGTTCGCCTCCCTGGGCGTGGAGGAGCCGCTGATCTTCCCCGCCGACCAGGTCACCCGCGCCTGACCCGACGGCCCCGGGCAACCGGCCCGGGGCCCCTACCCCCTGGAAGGGGAACACCATGACCGCCAGCACCACCTACACCGCCACCGAGGACGACGTCTGGGAGGCCCTGAAGCCGCACGGCTACCGCCCCCGGCCGGAGTCCTTCGGGGAGATCCTGCGCGCCGTGGAGAAGACCGCCGGGGTGGAAGTGAAGTACTCCATGGGCCACGTCGTGAAGACCGGCCCGACCGTCGCCCAGGCCGCCCTGAAGAAGCTGCTGGCCGCGATGGTGGAGACCGGCCAGGTGGCCGTCTACACCCAGGCCGACTCCGGCCCGGTGGAGGGCCTGTCCCTGCACCACATCCGCCCCGGCGCGACCTACTACCTGCGCGCCGACGCCTACCGCGCCGCCCGGGAGGCCGGGGACCGCGCCCAGGCACTGAACGCCCTGGGCGCCGCGCAGGCGGCCGCCCTGAAGGCGCTGGCCCGGGAGTTCCCGCAGCGCTACCAGGAGCTGGTGGAGGCCCACCTGCGCGGCGACGCCGACCGCTCCTGAACGACCTGCCGGGCGCCCGCTGGCGTGGCGCCCACACCCGAACCGCCCACACCCGAGAGGACCGCACCGAGATGACCGACACCACCAGCACCGCTGCCGCAGACGGCCAGAGCTACTACCTGCTGGACCAGCCGGACATGATCTACCCCAGCCTGGACGACTACGGAGCCGCGCCGCACGACTACCTGACCGCCAGCGCGGAGCCCGCCTCCTTCGGCCCGCTGGACCCGGAATCCGGCGTGCAGGAGCAGTACCGCGACCTGGCCGTGATCGTGCCGCTGGCCGACCTGGAGCACCGCCAGATCCGGGTGGGCTCCCAGGCCCTGGAGGCGGAGCTGATGCGCATCTCCCGCCGCCTGGAGGAGGACCGGGAGCTGTGGGAGCGGGCCAAGGCCCGGGCCACGGAGGACTTCACCCACGCCCGCGCCCGCTACGCCCCGCTGGAGCAACTGCTGCGCCAGCGGTCGGCGGAGGTGCTGGCCGGGCAGGCGGCCGCCCGGGAGATGGAGGAGCACCGGGCGCAGGAGCGGGCGGCGGCCGCGCAGGCGGCGGAGGACGCGGAACTGGGCCCGCGCGACTTCGTGGTGCGGCGCCCCCGGGACACCGGCCAGCACTCCTCCGAGATGGACGTCCCCACTGTCCACCTGGCGACGTGCGGGACGCTGAAGGACGCCCGGGAGTCGGGCCCCTCCAGCCGCCGGGTGCAGTGGCGCCTGGTGCGGGCGGCGGAGGCCTTCGAAGCGCTGATGGACGGCGCGACGCGGCGCCGCAAGCGCCTCAGCGCCTGGGACAAGGACCCGGACGGGGAGCGTCTGGAGGGCAAGGTGTGCCGCTCCTGCAAGCCCGGTGAGCGGCTGGCGGAGGTGGCGCCGGAGACCTACGCGGCCTGGGAGGCGCGCATGGACGCGGTGCAGCCGAAGACGGCGCCGACGGCGGCCGCCCTGATCCGGGACCTGGGCAAGGTCGGCGTCCGGGTGCAGAAGTTCGCCTCCCGGCCGGACATGTGGGCGGAGGCGCGCCTGTGGGCGGAGAACCTGCGCCGGGACGGTCTGCTGGCCCCGTACGAGACCGTGATCGGCTACCTGGTCCAGCCGGAGGGGGAGAGCAGCCCGGTCTGGGCGGACGGCGTCCTGGAGCGGCTGCCGGAGCTGGCGCCGCTGGCGGCCCGGGCGGGGCTGGCGGTGCGCGCGGTGCAGCGGCCCGTGCAGACCTGGGAGGAGGCCCAGCGGAAGGCGGAGGGCCTGGAGGACACGCCGCTGTCGGAGTACTACCTGGCGGTGCGACGGATGACGCGCGCGGAGATCAAGCGGGAGCGGGAGACGCGGGCGGCGTGAGCGGCCGGGCGGCCCCCGGGGAGGCCTTCCCCGGGGGCCGTCGGCGTCTCCAGGAGCCCCCGACTCCATGGACAAATAGGACAAATCAGGCGGCCTCCGAGCACCCCGTGTCCAGCATGTGGACACCCGGGCACCCAGCCCCACCTGCGCTTTCTCAAATGGGTTATCAAGTGATTTGACAAGACGCTTTGCTGGTCCTAAGCTGGCGAAGCCAGCACAGACCGACCGAAGGAGCCCCCGATGGCCCGCACCGCCGCCACCAGCTACACCGCCCAGGCGACCGCCGAGACCACCGGAGAGACCTTCACCCGCACCATCCAGCTGGTGCAGCTGGCGGACGCGGTCCTGAAGGACGGCCCGGTCCTGCCGCTGGGGAAGAAGGACCTGGGGTACGGCAAGTCCTTCCGGACCGTGGTCATCACCGTGGCGGGCATCGGCTACGAGTTCGCCCGCACCAGCGGCGGCCTGCGCTTCGTCTGCGACACCTGCGACAACCACGGCTCCGGCCACCGCCGGGCCTACGCGGGCCTGCACGGCGGCCAGTGCTACCCCTGCAACGGCACCGGCCTGCAGGGTGAGGGCCGCACGGAGCAGGAGGCGATCACCTACCTGGTGCGCCGCGCCAACGCCAACCGCCGCGCCGCCGCCCGCGCCGACGTGAAGTCCCAGGCCTCCGTCACCGACCGGGACAACCGCCGCGCCGCCTACCTGGCCGACAAGCCGGAGCTGGCCGCCTACGCCGCCACGGAGGCCGGTGAGTTCGTCGCGGACATGCTGCTGCGCACCGGCACCCTGACGGACAACCAGCTGGCCGCCGCCGAGAAGGCCATGGCCCGGGACGCCGCCAAGGCCGCGAAGGCCGCCGCCTCCACCTACGCCGGGGCCAAGGGCGACAAGGTCACCGTCACCGGCACCGTGAAGGTCGCCAAGGTCCTGAACGGTGAGTTCGGGTCGAAGATGCTGATCATCGTGGAGGCGGCGGGCGGCGTCACCGTCAAGACCTTCTCCACCGCCGCCAGCGCCTGGGAGGTGAACACCGGCGACTACGTCACCGTCACCGCCACCGTGAAGGAGCTGGAGACCTACGACGGTGTGGCGCAGACCGTGGTCACCCGCTCGAAGTTCACCCCCGCCCAGGCCCCCGCCGAGACCGCCGCCCCCGCCGCCGCCGCCGCCGTGGAGCCCCCGGCCCAGCCGGTCGCCCCGGCCGTGGAGGCCGCCGCCGCCGAGACCACCGCCCCGGCCTACACCCACAGCTACACCGTGGAGCGCCAGGAGCTGGAGGACGGGGAGGAGCAGTTCTGGGTGATCGAGGGCAAGACCGGCCGCCAGGTCACCTTCTTCGCCAGCCCGGAGGGCGCCGCCGAGACCGCCGACGACCTGAACCGGGGTGAGGCCACGGAGGAGGAGGTGCGCCACCCCTTCTACGACGGTCCCGGCACCGTCGCCCGCGCCGTGGCGGCCACCGCCTACTCCGTCCAGGCGCTGGCCGACCGCCAGGAGGCCGACGCCGCCGAGATCGCCACCAACGCCCAGGGCGTGCGCTACCGCACCGACACGGGCCGGATCGTCTCCCTCCCGCTGGAGATCACCACCCACCGCCGCACTGCCCGCGACACCTACACCGACGCCCGCACCCGCGTGATCGACACCCGGGGCGCCAAGCACGCCCGCGCCATCGTGCGGGCCGTCGCCCGGGACGGGGAGCTGGTGTCCGCCCGCTTCACGGAGCCGCTGGGCCGGGGCGCCGTCCACCACACCATCACCCTGCACACCGACGACGTCACCGGCTCCGACCGCGCCGGGACGTGGCGGCACTTCGGCACCAGCCGGGACGCCGTCCACTACGACCTGGACGCCAAGCCCGCGTTCCTGGACCTTCCCGACGACCCCCAGACTCCGGCCGCCCCGGCCGGGCACGACCGGCCGGACACCGACCCGGCCAGCACCACCGACACCGACGACACGAAGGAGGCCCCCGTGGCCGACCCCACCCCGGACGACCTGGCCGCCGCCCAGCAGGCCGTGGCCGACGCCAAGGCCGCCCTGCCCGACGTCCACGTGACCCTCACCCGCACCCAGGTGGACCTGTTCCTGGAGGACCGGGAGCACTACGCCGACGACGACTCCGCCGGGGGCGACGAAGACCGCCGCGCCCTCTACGCCCTGATGGGCCGCGCCACCGGGAAGAAGAACGTCTCCCTGGTCCTGGACGCCGGGCAGGCCTGCGACCTGCTGGACGCCTTCGACACCGTCTTCCAGCTCCTGGGCGATCAGGCCGCCTACGACGTGGCCGCCCGCAACCGGCGCCGGGCCGCCGACGGCGCGGCGGAGCGCCTGGAGAAGGCCGGGGCCCTGCACATCCACAACTACAACGGCAAGCTGCAGGCCCTGAAGGGCGCCCGCAGCGTCCTGAAGAAGCTCCAGCAGGCCGGGCAGCCCCAGGAGGCCCCCGCACCGACCGGGGAGCAGCCGGTCCAGGAGCCCGCGCCGGGCCGCGACGTCCGCTCCGCCGCCGACGTCCCCGCCTTCCCCGCCACCTGGGAGGCCACCAACCGCAACGGCCTCCTGGAGCGCGGCTGGACGGCCCACCTCCTGGAGACCCGCCTGGGCCAGCCCGACCGCCTGGACAACGTCCAGTGCGGCACCGCCACCCGCCGGGTCGGCGCCTGGAACCGGGACCGCGTCCTGCAGGAGGAGCGGGAGCTGCGCGGGGAGACCCGCGCCGACACCGCCACCCCGGCGGGCACCCGCGTGCGGATCGAGTCCACCGGCCGCACCGGCACGATCGGCGCCCTGCAGCTGGCCGCCGACGGGGGCGCCCCCGCCGACCAGGTCTCCGTGGACCTGGACCACCTCCTGCCCGGCGGCATCACCACGGAGCGCGCCCCACTGGCCGACGGCGTCACCGTCCTGGCCGACCAGACCCCCGTGGAGAGCGACGCCCGCACCCGGATGAACACCCGCCGGGAGGAGCTGCGACGTACCCGGGAGGAACTGCAGCACCAGGCCCGCGTCCTGGAGGCCCAGGAGCGGGCCCTGGAGGCCCTGGACCGCGACCGGCACGCCCTGGTGGCCGTCGACCTGCCGCAGCCCTTCCGGGTCCTGCTGGAGTCCCGCGAGGAGATCGCCGGACCGGAGCCCACCGACCTGGCGGCCGCGAAGCTGCGCCTGGCCTGGCGCTCCTCCCTGGTGATCGCCGACCACGCCGGGCGCACGGACGGCCTGCTGCTGGTGTGCCTGCCGGAGACCGCCGCCCTGGTCGGCCGACTGGCCCGGGAGGTGGAGCAGGCGCCGCAGTGGACCCTGGCGGACGACACCGACCGGGCCGCCGCCCGCGCCGTCCGCCAGAACGTGAACGCCGCCCTGGGCCGCCCCGCCCCGCAGGACTGACCGACCGCCAGCCCCCGGCCGCCCGGCCGGGGGCCCGTCCCGTACGAAGGAGAAGACGACGTGAGGAACCGAAAGGACCGGTGGCTGGGCTTCGCGCAGGCCGCAGCCGCCGGGCTCCTGATGGCCGTGGCCGTGGCCTACGCCACCGGCGCCGGAAACACCCGGGTGATCGCGCCCCTGCTGTCCGTGTGCGCGCTGGCCGTGCTGCTCACCACCCTGGCCCGCAGCTTCGGACCGCCCCCGGCCCTGGACGACCTGGACCGCCTCTACCGGCTGGGCCGCCTGGTGGAGGACCTGGCCCGCTGCCAGCACGGCCACCTGCCGGGCCAGCCCTGCCGGTGCTGCGGGGGCTTCTCCCGGGGCAACCGCCTGCTGCACGCGGGCCAGCGCCTGGGGCACGACGGACCCGGCCGGGGCATCTTCTACCCCGGCCACGTCCAGCGCACCGACCCGGCCGCCTGGCGTATCCAGCCCGTCGTGGTCGACCAGGCGTGCACCGTCGACCCTGGCAGCCCGGCCGCCGTGAACCTGCTGAAGGACGAAGGGACCGACAAGCCGTGACCACCACCGCCAGCGACGCCGCCGAGTGTGGGCCCGTGCTGCTCCCCATGAACGTGCTGGGCCTGCTCCTGCACCAGGCCTCCGTGGACGCCGACGGCCGCCTGTACCGCCTGCTGACCGAAGGCCCCCGCGCCGCGTCCGGCGGCTACCAGACCGGCCGCTTCCGCTCCCCCGGCATGGACCCGGAAGAAGCCCGCCACCTGCTGGCCGCCCTGACCCGGCTGCGCTCCGCCATGAACGCCCGCACCCTCCAGGTCGTCGGCACCACCGCCCAGGAAGTCCACCAGGTCGTGCGCGCCGTCCAGGACGCCCTGCGCCCGCCCCGGCCCGCCGACGACCTGATGCCCATGGAGGAGCGCAGGCAGTGCGGCCCCTTCCAGCTGCGCGCGGACGTCGGATTCCTGCTGGCCGCGTTCCTCTCCACCCAGGGCGACACCCGGGTGATGGGGCTGCTCCTGCAGCGCCACCACCTGGCCCAGCCCGCCGACCGCTCCGCCTTCTACCTGGCGTTCGGACAGGGGGACCTCACCGTCGGGGAGGCCCGCCAGCTGCACACCGCGCTGCGCCAGCTGCTGGGCGCGGTGGACGACACCCGGTCCTTCCCGCTGCGGGAGATCGACTTCCCCACCGTCCGCTACGGGGACGTGGACCGGGCCCTGCAGGACCTGGACGACGCCATGGACCCCCGCGCGCGCTGACCCGCCGCACACAGCACGAAGGCCCCCGGAGGCGTCCTCCGGGGGCCTTCCGCGTTCCGGGCTCACTGCAGCCGCTGGCGGGCCTTGCGCACCATCAGGCCCAGCGCCTCCCCGGCCGCGACGTGCACGCGCAGCGGCCGCGCCGGGTCGCCCTGCCCGTGCGCCCGGCAGTCCGCCCGCTGCAGCTCCAGCAGCGCCTCCAGGCCGTCCAGTACGTCGTGGTCCACGGTGATGTACCGGCCCGTGCCCGTGCCGGAGCGGCGCACCCGGCCGGAGCGGATCGCGGCCCGCAGCGCCGGGGACACGGACACCCGCCCGGCGCCCGTGGGGACCAGGTCGGAGTTCAGGCGGGCCCACTCCAGGAACGCCCCGGACAGCGACAGCTGCACCGGCCCGGTCGCGGAATCGCGGGGCGTGTTGTACGCGGAGGTGTACATGACGTCGGGTCCTTTCGTGTGATCATCGGTTCGGGGACAGACGGGCCCGGGTGCGCGGGGAGCACCCGGGCCCGCTGTGGTCTCCGGGTCAGGCCAGCGGCCAGACCCACCAGCAGCCGACCACCGCCACGGCGGCCACCACCCAGTCGGAGGCCGCGCCGGAGCGCAGGCGGCCCAGGCGGACCATGTGCCAGCGGCGGCCGCGCACCGGCAGCGGCCACAGCAGGGGCACACCCATGCGGGTGCAGGCGTCGGCCAGCAGGTGGGACAGCCACCCGGCGAAGAACGCCCAGCCGACGGGCGCCCCCGCGAACAGGTAGAACGGGGCCGCGCTGACGGCGGCCGCCAGCGCGGTGTGGGTGAGCGCGCGGTGGTCCGGGTCGATGCCGTGGTGGGAGCAGCGGTGCCAGGCGTCGTGGTCGCGGCCGCTGCCGGTGAGCTGGCGCAGGTTCCACGACGCGGCCCGGGCGGTGCGCTGGGCGGGGCGCCCCAGCGGGCCCAGGTAGCGGATCGCGGCGGAGCGGTGCGGGTGGTCCAGGTCGGGCAGCAGGGCGGCGGCCGCGCCGACCGCCAGCAGCCACGGCTGGCCGCCGCCGACCGCCACGACGGGCAGGACGGCGGCGGCGCCGATCAGCAGGTGAGCCTCCGCGCGCATGGGTCAGGCCTCCAGAAGGTGCGTCGGGGACGGCGCGCCCGCCCGGATCAGGTAGATCACTGCTCCACCCCTGGCAGGTACGTGTCCACGGCGACCTCCAGGACCACGGGGGTCTCCCCGGTGACGTGCTCGGAGGCCGGGGCGGTCCACACGCAGACGACCTGGCGCACGGTCAGGTCGTCCCCGTCCAGCAGGCCCAAGGCGGCCGCCTCCTGGGTGTCGCCCTGGGTGACCAGGCCGTCCGAGTGCAGGCCGACCGTCAGCGGCGTGCCGGTGCGCTGGGTGTACAGGCGCTGCCAGCCGCCGGGCATCCGGTCTTCGGTGACCAGCTCCGGGACGAACTGCAGGACGGACCGGGCGATCCAGGACACGGAGTATCCGATGGTGCGCCCGTGCTTCGTGATGGTCCGGTCCCGGCGCAGCGCGGGCTGGCCGGACAGGAGCTGCGCCGCGACCCCGGAGGGGCTGGTCTCGGTGACGCGCCGGTAGGTGACCACGGTCCCGCTGGTGTTGGCGTCCACCAGCCCCTCCGCCTTCAGGGTGGCCAGCGCGGCGGAGGCCGTCTGAATGGCCACGCCGAAGTCCTCCGCGATCTTGCGTCGGGGCGGGAGGGTGTCGCCGTACGCCAGGCGGCCGCCGTAGATCGCGGCGCGGTAGTGGTCGGCGATGCGGGCCTGTGCGCCGGAGCGGGCCCGGCTGCGGCCGGTCGGGGTTTCGTTCGGGTCGGACATGGCCTTGATCTCCTTTAGTTACGGATTGTGTTGGTCTGTCATAGCTTAGTGCTTGACACCCTGTGTGTCATAGAACACTCTATGTGTACGCCCGGCAAGACGGTAGACCCAATCCGCCGGGTGAGATGACCCACCAGCCGCCCGGAGGCGACCCGAGAGGGCCCGTGCCGGAAGCGCAAGTCATTTGATAACTGAATGGAGACCGGCCGCATGAGCGCCGCCCCTACGCCGGGGGTGGGCGGGTTCGATGCCCGCGCCGGTCGCTGGCCACCCACCGCCGATCCGGGGAGGACGTCGTGGCCCGTCGTAGGAGGAACGATCCGGCCCCGGGCCAGGACCCGCTGCCGGGCATAGACGACTACCTCACCGGAATGGCGGCCCCGGGTGGTCACCATGGGTCGCATGACGACCTTGGGAGAACGGACCTGGTACGCGATCCGTCGCGTGCCGCTGCAGAACAGCCCGCTGTGGGAGTCGCTGCAGAACGGTCAGATGGACCGGGACGTGCTGATGATCGCAGCCGACCCGGCGATGATCACGGCGGTGCGGGCGGCCGTCCGGATGACCGGCACGCCGGTCAGCAGGCAGGAGGCCGTGGCCCGGCTGCTGTACACCGCCGACCTGGGCCTGACCGGGCACCAGGCGCAGCAGGGTGCCGCCGCCGTGATCCGGTACGTGCGTAAGCGCAGGAACGAGAGGGAGGAGGCCCGCCGGTGCCCCGCGCCGCAAGCCGACTCATCGTCCGAGTCACCCGGCCCGATGGCCGCGTGAGTCGGACGGAGGTTCGGGAGACGTCCGGTGGCGCGCCCGCGCCGTCGGAGACCTACCGGGAGCTGTCGCAGGTCGGGTACCCGCCCTGCCGCTGCCCGGGCTGCAGGTAGAACAGAGCCCCACGACGAAGGCCCCCGGCGTGATCGCGCCGGGGGCCTTCGCACTTCTGACGGAAGGAAGCATCCCATGGAGGAGACGAAGGCGCCGCCCCGGCAGACCCGGGTGTGGCGTGATCCGCTGAACCTGGCGGCGGTCGTGATCGCGGCCGTAGTGATCGTGGTGGGTATCCACAACACCGGCGGGGCCATCGGCTACTGGAACGCGATGGGCCTGGCGGCTGGCACGGAGCTGTTCGTGGGTATCGCGGGCGCGGCCAGCGTCACGGCGGCCCGCAACGGGACCACGGCGCTGGCGGCGCGCCGGATCATGTGGTCCATGCCGCTGGCGGCGGTGGTCGCCAACGTGGCGATCTACGCCGGGCGGCCGGACTTCCACTGGGCGCAGGCGATGATCAACGCGCTTCCGGCGGCCACCAGCTGCGCCGCGCTGGAGCTGATCGCCTACCGCAAGCGCCTGGACATCGCGGCGGAGGACGGCCTGCCGGGCCTGCGCCGATCGGCGGCCGTCGACATCGAGCGGCGCACGATCGCCGACCGGTTGTCGGCGGACCAGCGGGACCGGGACCGGCGCCTGCAGCTGCGGGAGGCGGAGCTTTTCTTCTGGATCGCCCGGTATGAACGTAAGCGCGGCCCGTCGAAGTGGTGGGCGGAGCACCGGGTGTGGGGGCTGCTGCGCAGCGCCGCCCTGGACGACCCGGCCCGCACGCAGATGATGTCCGCGACGGTGGACGGCGCGCTGCGCACGTGGATCAAGGGCAACGGCGGGGCGGGCGCGCTGTCCCGCTTCGCGTCCGTGGCGGAGGTGCCCGGACAGCCGCCGGTGCTGCCGCCGTCCGAGGCGGACACGGGGGAGGACACCGGGCCGATCTACCTGTCCGACCCGGATGACACCGTCCCGGACAACCCCCCGGACAACGCGGACACGGACGATGAATCCGCAGGTCAGGCCCCGGACGGCGGGGAGGACAACGCGGACCAGGACCAGGACGTCCCGGACCTGGTCCCCACCGACTGGGACGACCTGATCCCCCTGGAACCGGGTGCGGCGGAGGCCGTCCAGACGCTCCTGGACCGGGGCCTGTCCGGCCCGGACATCACCCGGATTCTGACCGACCTCCGGCCGAACTGGGACAAGGCGACGATCAAGCGCACCGTCCGCCGCAAGACGGCCGCCCAGAAGTCCTGACGCTTCCCGGCGCCTCCGGCCAGCACCCGCTGTCCGGCGGCGTCGGAGCCCGCCAGGGCCCACGAAGAACGCCCCACCGAGACGATTGGAACCCGTCGATGGAGCGCAACGACCAGTCTCCCCTGCCCCTGGACTTCACCGTCCCCGACACCCCGGCGGCCCTGGACGGGCTGCTGGACCGCATCCCGCCGGGCGTCACCCCGGTGGACGTGCGCCGGATCATCGCGGAGACGCTGGCCAGCCTGCCCCCGCAGGCGCCCGCCTCTCTGCCCGGACCGTCCCCGGCACCGGCTGCCGACGCCCGCCCGCGCCGCCTCCCCGCGTGGCCGACCACCTGGACGAAGCCCGCCGCGCTGGGCACCGCCGCGCTGGGGGGCCTGTACGGCGGGACCGCCGCCGTGTCCGCCGCCACCGGCCTGGGCCTGGCGCCCTCCTTCGGCCTGCTGGTCGGCGTCCCGGCCGCCGGGATCGCCTGGTGGAAGGGCCGGGGCTGGGGCTCCGGCGGCAGCGCCGACGGCCAGCAGTCCACCGCCTGCACCACCACCGTGACCACGACCACCACCGTCACCCACCAGCACTGAAAGGACTCCCCGGCCATGACCCAGCAGCAGGAGCCGCCCGTCTTCGGCGGCACGGTGGAGGAGACCCTGCAGTCCCTGCCGCCGTACATCGCGCACTACGTGCTGAACGTGGGCCGCGACGCCCACCGCATGCAGTCCCAGCTCCACGGCCTGCGGGCGCAGCTGGCCTCCACGCACTTCGACCACGACACCCCGGTGGCCCGCCTGGTGCGGGCCCGCCGCCTGGTGCGGCTGTTCGCGCAGGCGGAGCGCGGCCTGCAGGACTCCGTGAAGGCGCTGGAGAAGTTCCAGGCGGCCTACGTCGCGGAGATGGTCGCCAAGCCCCAGCAGCGGACCGCGAAGGCCCTGGACAAGGCCACCCGGAAGGAGGCGCAGCAGCTGGAGCGGAAGGTGCGCAACGCGGCGCTGGCGGCCTCCCTGCAGCAGGCCGCGCAGGAGGCGCAGGACGCCGGGTCGGTGTACCAGGCGCCGGAGCCGAAGGTCCCGGCGCAGGGCGCGGCGGACCGTCCCCGGTCGGTGTCGGAGACGCTGGCGGACCTCCTGAAGAAGCAGACCGCGTGAGCGGCCAGCAGTCCCCGGCGCGGGGCGGTCAGCGGTTCTGGCAGGAGCGTTTCGACGCCGTGAAGGACGACGCCGGGTACCTGCGGGTGGTCCTGCAGTGGGCGCTTCGACAGGCGAAGGCGAAGGACCGTCGGCGGGAGCTGGCGGAGTACATCCGGGCCTGGCCGCACTTCAAGTGACCGCTACGCAGCGTCACCAATTCATCTTCATCATGGGCCCCCGTCGGACGACCGGCGGGGGCCCACCGTATACGCGCGTGCATACGCGCGAGGAGGTGACCGGCTGTGTCCGGTGATGTGATCGAGTTCCCCGGCGGCGCGGCGCCGCCGGAGGCCGCCTGGACCCCTCCCGTGGACGGCCGGGACATGCCGTGGTGGAGCAGTGACAGCTCCTCCGCGCTGCGCCTGGAGTCGCCCCCGGCGAGCACTCCGGCCCCCGGGTCGGCGGCGGTCCCGGCGACGTTCGCGGCCCCTGCGCCGCCCGCCGGTGCGGCTGGTTCGGCGGGGGTGGGCGGGGCGGAGACGGTGGCCGTGTCGGTCTCCGCGCTGGCCGCGCTGACGGTGGCGACGGTGGGGGCGCTGGTGTCCGTCACCGCGTCGCTGGCGGAGCGGGCGGCGGCCTGGCGCAAGGGCGGCGAGAAGCCCGGCACGGGGGGCCTCACGGGCTCCGGCGGCGGGTCTTCCGGCGTCCCGGGCGGGGGCAGCCGGGGCGGAGGTTCTGGCGGAGGCCCTGGAGGGCTTTCTGGCGGCCGTGGAGGGCCCGGCGGGTCCCAGTCGGCGCAGCAGGGCTCGGGAGGGCGTCAGGGGCCGCCTGGAGGGCCGCAGGACCGCCAGCGCGACCGGCGCCAGGGTGGTGGAAACGACCGTCCCGGCGGGCCGCACTCCCCCGGCAGCCCGGGCCCGGGGCGGGGTGGACAGGACCCGCACAAGGGCGGGAAGGGTCCCGCCCCGGCCACTGGCGGTACGTCCGGCGGGGGCGGACAGGCCCCCGGGGCGAAGGCGTCCGGGGGCGGACACGGCAGCCGGACAGGGGCGGACAAGGGCGCGGACAAGCCGCCCGCGAAGACCCCGGACAAGGCGGACAAGGGGGCGGACAAGACCACCACCGCCAAGGGCGCCAAGCCCGACACCGCCGCCGCCCCGGACAAGGCGTCCGCCCCGAAGGACCGCAGCTCAGCAGGCGCCGGGGGCAAGTCGCCCGGCAAGGGCGCGGACAAGGCGCCGTCCGGGCCGGACATGTCCAAGGACCCGTCCGCGAAGGGCGCGGACAAGACCGCGTCCGCCTCGGGCGCGGGGGCGGACACGGGGGCGGACAAGCCGGACAGCCTGGCGGACGCCCTGGGCGCCCCGACCGGTCCGGGGGCGGACAAGGCCTCCTCCGGGGCGGACACGGGGGCGGACGGGCCCGCGCCGTCCACCGATCCGTCTGCCGATCCGGGCGGCACCCCCGGCGCCGACGCGGGCGCGGAGGACGACGCCGACGCGGAGGAGCCGGAGGAGGACCGGCGGGAGCACTTCCGCTTCTCCTACGCGGAGTGGAAGCGCCAGAAGGCGGAGGAGCAGGCGCGCCTGAAGGCGGAGTGGGAGGGCCGCCGGGAGCAGGAGGAGAAGGAGAGGGCGACGGGCTGGGCCGGGGTGCCGACCACGGAGCACTGGGTGTCGGAGCGCACCGACCGGCCGAAGGGGCCGCGCACCCCGGTGGCCGCCGTCCGGCCCGCCGCGAAAGTTGAGCGACCGGGACTCAACCCGGGGACAGGAGCAGCACCCATGACCGTGCCCGTCACCACCGGCCCGGGTGTCCAGATCCACCTGCGCGCCAGCGGGGCCGACCTGGAGCCCGACCAGGTCACCGACATCAGCGCCGTGGAGGCGGTGCGCCGCTACGGCGCGCTGGCCGCCGAGATCGGCAACGACAACGACCGCGCAGGCGAGCTGGAGGAGGAGCTGATCAAGCTGGGAGACCGCCTGGACGACTTCCGCCGCCAGCTGAAGCGGCAGAACGTCAAGGGCCGGACGCAGCGCAGGGCCAAACGGCTGCGCGACCGGGCCGCTGACGCGGCGGCGCTGGCTGCAGAGCTGTACGCCTCCGCCACCGACGGCTGGGAGCAGGCCCTGGAGACCCAGGCCTACCTGGAGGACCACTACGTGCCGGTCACCGACACCACGGCCGACATGGGCCTGACCACCCCGTCCACCCGCGAACACAACCAGGAGGGCTGACCGATGGCGAAGGACCTGATCCCCCGGGGTGACGGGAAGAAGCCGAAGAAGACGGCGGGCGAATGGATGGTGGACGCGGTGGTGGACACCGCCGTGGCCGCCGCCGGTGCCGTCAACTACGTCAACACCCAGGCCGCGATGCTCGCCCTGTCGGCCAAGTTGCGCGTCACCGTGGCCCGGGTGGAGGCCCTGCAGCGCCGCAAGCGCGCCCGGGCGCAGCAGGCCACCCGGGTGCACGGCCTGCTGGAGCGGGCCGGGGTCAGCGGGGAGGGCCTGGCCCGGGCGCAGGAGACCGCCGACGCCATGGCCGCCCACGCCCAGGCCTGCGACGAACTGGCCGCCGAACTGGCCGGTGTGGCGCGGGACGCCCAGGCGGTGCAGCAGACGCACCAGGCCGAATACGGCCCGATCAAAGAGACGGTCGACGCAATGGGCGTCGACCAGGCCCGCGCCGGGTTCTACGAGACGAAGTAGGAGGGGAACGCAGATGCACGCCCGATGGATCATCGCCCCCGCTGCCGCCGTGGTGCTGTGCGCCACCGGCAGCCCCGCCACCGCCCTGGTCGCCGGAGGAACCGGCGTGCTGGTCGGCGCCGGACTGCTGAAGACCGACTGGAGCAAGCTGGCCCACCGCACCCTGGAGTGGACCCGCCGGGGCCTGTGCGTGATCACCGGCTGCGCCCTGCACGCCTTCGCCGCGACCGGCCACCTGGAGAGCCCCGGCCTGTGGGCCGCCGGGGCCGCCTGGGCGGCGGGGTCCATGTTCCTGTGGCCCCGCCGGTCGCGGGCGCCGCGCCTGTCCCGCCAGGTCGTCCTGCCGCTGCCCGCGCCCCGGGTGGAGGCCATCGACCCGGAGGCCGACCGGCGGCGCACCTTCGAGATGGCCCCGGCGGCGTGGGCCGCCGACCCCCGGCAGGCCTGGAACCTGGCCATCGCCCGGGAGGCCGCCCCCGGGGTGACCATGCTGGAGTACACCGCCGGGGAGGACGGCGCCTTCACCGCCGTGCTGCACGCCGGGCACGGCCAGCCGATGCCGCACCTGGACCTGCGCAAGGTGGAGGCGATGGCGGGGCTGCCCGCCAAGTCCCTGGAGCTGGAGCCGGTGGAGGGCGCCAGCCCGTCCTACGGGCGGCTGCGCTCCTGGGGCTCCGGAGCGGCCTCCGACGGGTACGGCAGCGACCTGGAGCGGGACTGGGCCCGGCTGGTGGCCGGTGCGGGCGGTCCGGCGCCCGGCACCCGGGTGCGGACCGTGCGCCGGGCCGACAACGGCGTGCGGGTGCTGATCGAGCGCAACGACGGGGAGCCGCTGTCGGTCGACGTCGCCCGGCTGGCCACGAAGCTGGGCCTGGGGGAGACACCGGAGCTGCTGGTGGTCGACAAGCGCAACGTCTCCGCCGTGGTGTCGATCTACGACCGGGACCCGCTGGCGTCTATGCCCAACGCGGCGCTGGAGCTGCTGCAGTGCAACGACGCCGGGGAGGTGACCCTGGGCCTGACCCACGACGGGAAGCCCGGCCGGATCAAGCTGATCGATCCGAAGCGCGGCGCAGTCCACTCCTTCGTCGTGGGCATGACCGGGTCCGGGAAGTCGCAGCTGGCCCTGCTGTGCGTGATCGCGGAGCGGGTCAACGGCATCGCCTCCCGGGTCCTGGACTGCGGCGGCGCCGGGATGCCGGAGCTGGAGGGCCGGGTGCCGTACTTCAAGGGCGTGCCCGCCGTCCTGCAGGAGCTGCAGCGCCTGACCCGGGAGGCCGCCTGGCGCAAACAGGAGCTGGCCCGCCTGGGCGTGGGTTCGATCGCCGACCTGGCGCCGGAGGACCAGCCCTTCCCGTACCTGAACGTCAGCATCGATGAGTTCAACGCGCTCTCCCGCTGGCCGGACGCCAAGGCCCGCAAGCGCGCCCGCGCGATCTGCGAGACGGCCGTCTCGGAGTGGCGCAAGCTCGGCATCGGCTTCCGCATCCTGGGCCAGTCGCTCCTGCTGGCCGACATGCTGGGCTCCAACGTCCTGCGGGAGCAGGGCCGCTCCGGCGGCGGCGTCATGCTGCGGGTCGCCTCCGACATGACCGCCCGCAAGTCGCTGGAAGGCCTGGTGGACGACACGGACACGATCGTCAACGTCCCGCCGTACGTGCTGCGCCCCCTCACGGAGGAGGAGCTGCTGGCCGGGGCGGAGGAGGAGAAGCAGCCGACCTACGGCGCCGGGTACGTCCTGGACGGCGCCCGGGCGCTGAAGTTCCGGGCGCTGAACGTCTCCCCGAAGATCATCACCGGGATGCTGGACGCCACCCACGAAGTGCTCACCGGGGACGGCTGGCAGGGCGTGGAGGGCATGCCCGTCCCGGCTGCCAAGGGCGACGCTGACGACGAAGACGGGGACGACGACTACGGGGACGGGGAGGACTGGGCCGACGACGCGGACGACGATGCGGACGACCCGCAGGAGGAGGCGGACGGACCGGCCACCGTGGCGGACGTCATCCTGCGGGTGCTGGCCGACACGGACGACCCCATGCAGACCGCCGACATCGTCTCCGCCGTCCGGGCGCGCCTTGACGTCGGATCGGGGGCCGTGCAGAACAAGATCAGCGACATGGCCCGCTCCGGGGAGATCGCCCGCCTCAAGCGCGGCCTGTACCGGCTGGCGAGCGTCTCGGGAGGTTCGAGTGGCGACGACGACTGACAGGGCCTCCGGCGGGGGCTCCGACCGGTCCCACCGCCTGGCCCAGGTCCACCTGTCCTGGGTGCCGCCGACCACCGAAGTGGCCGCGTGCATCGGTGACACCCGCTTCGATGCCCAGATCGACGGGCGCGTTCCCTCCGGCCAGCTGCAGGCCCGCCTGCCGCAGGGCCTGCGCAAGGATCTGGCCCAGGTGTGCGCGGGGTGCCGTGTCAGCACGTGCCAGTGGCGGGTACAGTCGGCGTAGTCGGTAGTTCGGTCGAAGCGGAGGCCGCCCCGGGGTCACAACCCCAGGGCGGCCTTTCGCTTGTCCCGCTTCTGCCGGGCCCGGGCCGCCGACGTGGAGACCGCCGCACCCAGCCGGGCCAGGCAGGCCGGACCGGCGCCGGTCAGCTGGGAGTCCCGGGTGCGCAGCACGTGGCGGCAGTAGCGGCAGGTGCGGCGCGGGCCCAGGGCGGAGTTCCAGTCGTCCAGGGACACGCCGATGTCCTCCGGGCCGAACAGGGTGTCCATCTCGGTGGTGTGGTCGTGCTGCACGGGTCCTCCCCAGGGCGTGCTGGCGGCTGCTGGGGACCAGATTCGCACGGGGCGCCGTCGGCGGGCAGGTGCGCCGCCGATCCCGGGCCGCTGTCAGACCCTTGCCCTAGCGTCCAACCATGGTGCGCAACTGGCGAGTTATGGCCGTGGTGACCGGCCACGAGACGAGACCCATCCTGCGCGGGGACGTGCAGGCGCCGACCGCCCAGGAGGCCCTGGAGGCCGTCCTGCCGGACGTGGAGGAGATGGTGACCGGCGCCATGGCCTGGGTCGGCCTGGAGGGCTCCCTGGAGTACACCGTGGCGATCCTGGAGCCCGGCTTCCGGGCCGGGGACAAGGCAGCCGCCCATCGGCGGGTGCGGACGGTGATGCTCCTGGAGGACCCGCTGGCGGCGTGAGGACATGGAAGGGCCCGTCCCCCGGGGAAGTGGGGGACGGGCCCTGACCCTTTCTCAGGAAGGTTCGCGGGGCGGGTAGATCGGGGCGCCCTGCGGTTCCGGTGGACCGGGCCGCACGTGCACTCCTCCCCCGCCGCCGCTGCCGTGGTCGTCCGGCGCACGCCGTGGCGGCCTGTGCTGCTGGCCCTTCACGAACTGCGCGACGACCGCACGCAGCGCCGTGTAGACCAGCACCGCCACCCCCAGGCTGATCCCCAGCGCCAAGCCGGAGATCAGCAGGGACAGGGAGCCTTCCATCCGTCGATCATCCGATGATCAGCGCGCCGGAACGGGGAGCGTCCCCCGTGTGGCGCAGCGGTTCACCCGGCTAGTCCAGCAGCTCCGCCTCCATCGCGGGGCCCAGCTGCGCCCGGCCGCTGGCGGCGTCCAGGCGGACGGCGGAGGCCTGGACGACGGGCAGCGGGGGCAGGCGCTCCGTGGAGGTGGGAACCCAGCCCTCCAGGGAGCGGACCGCGCACTTCAGCCACATCTGGTCCTCCCAGCGCTGCCACGGGGACTTCGGGTTCTGCCAGCCCGCCGACATGGCGCGGCGCTTGTGTACGTCCCGCTTGTTGAGCACCACGACGCGGGACAGGCCGCCGGAGGCCAGCTGGGCGTAGGCGTAGACCTTGACCAGCTCCCCGGGGTCGTCGTCCCCGTCGTAGGGGGTGTGGTCCGGGACGGCGCCCAGGGCGGGCTTGTAGCTGAACCGGTCGCGGGCGTGGACCACCTCCGCGATCACGGCCAGCACGGCGCCGGAGTTGAAGATCCGGGAGACGATGCCCTTCCAGGACTCCGACCCGCGCACCTCCGACCCCTGGGGGATCAGGTAGAAGCGGTCCGTCCCGGGTTCGTGGCCCAGCCGGGCGGCCTCCATCAGCGCGGAGGCGAAGCTGACCGGGTTGCGGGCGGCGCACGCGGCCAGGTCCTCATTGCGGCGCAGCAGGCCCTGGGCCAGGCGCATCCACGTCTCCGGCCGGACGTGGGTGGGCAGGACGCTGGCGAAGTCGTCGGCGTAGGTGGTGATCATCTGGGAGGCCGGGTTCTCCCGGCGGGCCAGGGCGCCGCCCACGCTGCGGTCGGGGCTGGTGGTCATGCCGGGCACTCCTTCGTGGGGCTGGTGGCGTGGCGCTGCAGGTGGTGGCCGGGCATCAGGGCCCGGGTGCGGCCGGTGCTGGCGCTGATCTGGCGGTAGGCGATGGTGTCGGTGCCGACCTTGGCGCGGCGGCCGCCGCCGATGCACAGCAGCACCTGGGAGCGGCGCAGGTTGGCCTCCTCCTCCGCGCGGGCGGAGCCGTTGACGGCGTCGGCGTAGGCGCGGGCCAGGTCGGGGTCCAGCTGGACGTCCTGCTCCGCGTCCGGGTCGGCGCCGGGCAGCAGCTCCTTCACGGCGTTCAGGGTGGCGCTGTGGCCGTCCAGGGGCGGCGGGGTGCCGTCCTGGAGGGACTGCACGAAGTCCTGCCCGGCGCGGCGCATCAGCTCCAGGTCCTCCTGGTCGGCCTCCACGCTGTAGTGGCGCAGGGTGTGGCCGGACATCAGGACGGCGATACGAGCGCGCTGAAGGCCCAGGATGTCCAGGTACCACAGCACCTGGCAGCGGTAGTAGACGGGGATCTGGTCGGTGCCCTCCTCCCCCCAGTCCTCCGACCGGTCGGACAGCTTGATCTCCAGCACCTCCCGGCGGCGGGCCAGGGTGGGGCAGGTGGGGCAGTGCTCGCAGCAGGGCCCGCAGTCGTCCGGGTCGCAGCAGGCGCGGGTGCACGACGGGCACGGGGAGCCCGGCGGGCACAGGCAGGAGCGGGCGCGGTGCAGGCCGCAGTCGCAGGCCGGGATCAGGATGCGGTCGGGGGAGCCGATCTGCCACGGGCGCTTCGGGTGGGCGCGCAGGGGGACGGGGAGCATCTGCCACTGGGGGTGCAGCTGGGCGTAGCGGTCGGCCACCACGGGTTCGATCAGGCGGCCCCACATCATGCGCTCGGAGTCCTCCTGGCCCAGGGAGCGCAGCGGGGGCAGGTCGTGGCCGGGCGGGACGGCCAGGATCGCGCGCTTCTTGTGCCACAGGGAGAAGGCCGACTCCCAGGGGGACAGGCCCAGGACGGCCGCGATCTCGGAGCCGCCGAGTCCGGCGGCGCGGGCGCGGTGCCAGTCGGGTGTGCCGTGCAGGGGTGCTGTCTTCATGTCGTCACCGTAGGTATCTGCTCGGACACTGCCGGTCAGGAGGTGCGGGCGGCGGCCGGGGGAGCGACGGCCCGCAGGGGCGGGGGCACCAGCTCGAAGGAGGCCTGTGCGCCGATGCACCCGCCCGCCGGGCCGATCTGCCGGACCTCCGACAGGCCGATGGCGTAGGGCTTCAGCGGGGCGCAGCAGGTCAGGGCCTGCTGGACCAGCAGTTCGTCCCAGGCGGTGTCCGCCGTGAAGGCGGTCATGTCGGCGCAGGGCAGGCCGTTCTTCGGCTCCGGCCAGCAGCGCACCACCCCGGCCTGCACCTCCCACACCTCCTGGCGGCGCACCCCGCAGGCCGCGCCGCCGAAGCCGCGCTGGGGCGGGAGGGCGTCGAAGCGGCGGCGGGCCAGGCGGATGAACGCGGTACCGGCGCCGGTGTCGCACTTGCAGTGGCAGCCGTAGGCCAGGGGGCCGCGCTGGCCGGGAATCCACCAGCAGCAGCACACGCCGCGCCCGGCGGCGGCCAGGGTGTCGCACAGGCACTGCAGGACGGCGCGCAGGACGGTCTCCGCGCGGGGGTCGCCCTGGATCGGGGGCTGGGTCACGTGGTCGTCTCCGGGGAGCAGCAGCGGGGGATGGGCGGGGCGTCCTTGATCCGGTCGAATTCGGAGACGCCCCGGAAGGTCCAGCGGGGAAGGTCGGGGCTGTACAGGCGGGCGATCTGGCGGCGGCGCTGGCCGTTGGGACCGGGCGGGTTGACGATGTCCAGCCATTCGTCCGCCTCCGGCACGCCGGTGTCACCGGCGCCCGGGGTCAGGTCCCACTCCACCCCGTCGCGGGAGACCCGGGTGGCGCCCTTCAGGGCGCCTTCGCAGGAGGGATCGCACATGCGCCGATAGAGGGCGCAGGCCAGCGCGGAGACGGCCCGGATCGCGTCGGGGTCCGCCGCCGGGTCGATCCCCCGCAGGTAGCGCACGCAAAAGGACCCCTCCTGGGCGCAGGTGGCGCGGAAGTTCTGGGAGTGCGGCCAGCAGCCGTCCGTCCGGATCAGGCGGCCCTCCCCGTCCACCCACCAGTCGGCGGGGTCCAGCTCGCAGCCGTCCATCGTCACGGCCAGCACGCGGGCGACCGGCCCGGGCAGCGGCAGGGCGCACCCGACGTCGCAGGCGCAGGAGCACCCGCAGTTGTACATCCGGCCGTCGGCGACGTACGGGCGCAGCACCGGGTTGAAGTAGGAGCCCGCGCCGTAGGGCCCGCAGCCGACCGGCTGGCGGCACTGGGTGGGGCCGCAGGGTCTCAGCAGGTCTTCGCACAGCCCCCAGCGGAACGCGGTCAGCGCCCGCAGGCGGCTGGAGGCGATGGCCTGGGCGGACAGGGCGCGCCGTTCGCTGGCGGTCAGCTCCCGGTCCGGGCGGCCGGTGGTGATCTCCTCCCACGTGTCCGGCCAGTCGGAGCAACAGCACGGGTCGATTGGCCACGCGCAGCACGGCGTGGTCTCGGGTCCCCGGTAGGCCACGGGGGGCTCCTCTCGAACGTGGGAGCGCCCCGCCTCCGGGTCTCGGGTCCGGGTGGCGGGGCGCGGGTCCCCGGCCCGGCGCCTCCCCTGGTGTGGGCGCCGGGCCGGGGTGCTACTTGGACGCCGCCCCGGCGGGGGCCAGCGCCGCCGGGGGCGCGGCGTCGGCCGGGATCGGCGCGTAGGTGACCTGGCACTGGGAGATGGACTTGCGCTTGGCCCAGGACGCGCAGACCCGGTAGCGGCCCGGGTACTTGTAGTCGTGGGTCAAGGTCGCCTTGCCGGTGGACTGGGAGACCTTCGCGGAGGACGTCTGCTGGTCGCCCCAGTCGATCACCACGTCAACGTCCTGCTGCGGCGTCATCTTGTACGCCTGCGCGGGCAGGGTGACCTCCAGGCTGACGCGGTTGGGGTGGGTCGCGTCGTCGGCGGCCGTGAAGGCCAGCACCGGCTTGTCCCCGGTGGCCGGGTCCGGCAGCGGCAGGGGCAGCGGGCCGATCTGGCGGCAGACGGTGGGCTCCGTCTTGTCGCACACCTTGATCGTGACCGGGTCGGCCACGGTGCCCGCGTAGGTGTGGCTGACCGTGGTCAGCTCCGCGACGTCCTGGACCGGGGTTCCGTCGCCCCAGTCGACGGTGACCGGGCCCAGGCCCGCGTTGTCGGCCATCAGCCGCGCGGTGCGGCGGGGCGACTCCCCGTCCACGCCGGTGACCACCACGGTGGCGGGCTCCGGGATCGGGCGGGGCACCTCCTCGCAGTCGCAGGAGGCCTGTGGCGGCGGGAGCGTGACGATGCCCTCCCAGAACGGTTCGTCCAGGGCCGGGTCAAAGGCGTCCGGGAGCCCGGCCGGGACGCCTTCGGACAGCGTGATCTGGTAGGGGCCCTTGCCCCAGCGGGTGCCCGTCTTCGTCCGGCCGGTCATGACGAAGGACACTTCGTCGGTGCCGCCCATGGTCAGGTCGCCCGGGGTGCCGCCGGTCACCCAGGGGTAGACGCGGTAGTACCAGGCGCCCACGCCGTCCTCACCGGTGCAGGCGTCATTGCTGCCCCCGGCGGAGGCCCACACCTCCACGGCGTACCCGGCGGAGCACTCGATCTTGTTGTTGGCGAACAGGCCGATGACCTCACCGGTGGCGGGGTCGAAGGACGCGCGCAGGCCCGGGTTCATGATCCGGAAGCCGTCCATGCTGATCTGCGACCAGGTCACCTCCAGCGTGTGGAAGTTGACGGTGTCGCAGCCCGCGCGGGTGTAGCAGGGCTTGCCGTCGAAGCCGGTCTGGGTCCGGGTGTCGGCGGTGGTGACGTCGGCGGAGTCCGCGATGGTCGCAATGCAGCGGGAGACGACCGCGCAGGCCCCGTAGATCGGGCGCCCGCAGGCGTCCACGGGGGTGATCCGGACCACTTCCCACTGGTCCGGGATGAGACAGGTACCCATGTCAGCCTCCAGGAGGTGGGGTCGGGGCGCAGGTCGGGAGGTTCACTACGGCGGCCAGGCAGTCGGCGGTGGCCACGAAGGTCCGTTCCGCGATGCCCAGGTGCTCATTGGTGGCGTGGTCCACGTCGGAGTTGGCGAAGGGGTTGCTGCGCCACAGCGTGACCTGGCCGGTGATCAGGACGGGCGTGGTCGTGGGGACCGGGTCCACCGCCGGGTCGGAGTACCCGGCACCGGCGACCACCGGGGTGCCCCAGGTCGTCTCCAGGCCGGTGGCGGTGCGCACCAGCATGTGCTGGCGGGTCATCTCCGGCACCAGGCGGACGGGGACGTGCAGGACGGGCCGCCCGGCGTAGTGACCGGCGGCCCAGGACTCCAGCAGGCCCAGGGCGCAGGCCAGCTGGGTGTCCCCGTCGGGCGGGGTGGGGACGGTGTGCAGGTCTTCGCGGGCCAGCTGGTCGCGCCAGAAGACCTGCTCCAGGCGGTACTGGTCGCCCCGGGACAGCTGCGCCAGGGCCTCCTGCCGGGAGTCGAAGCCGGGCTGCGTGCACACCGTCCCGGAGTGGACGGTGCGCGGGGCGCCGGTGACGCGCACCGGCCGGAAGGGGGTGAATTCCTTGTCCGACCCCTCCACCGGGCAGAAGCCGTCCAGGGAGCCGGTCTCCAGGTTGCAGTTGGGGCTCCAGTACTCCACGCCCCGTTCGAAGGTCCCGGCCGGGGGCGGCGCCCCTTCGGCCGCCTGGGAGGGCAGGCCGAAGGGGCGCGGCTGGGCCGCCGGGGGTGCCACCGTGAACCGGACATCGGTCCCCGGGATGGGCGGCGTGCTCACGGGTCACTCCTCCAGGTCGGCCCGGGTCACTTCTTCGTGGACCGGGTGGAGACGGCGGCGCTGGCGGCCAGCCCGGCCGCCGCCGACGTCTTGCCCGTCTTCAGGACCGGGGAGGACTTGCCCCCGGGGCCCACGGCCACGAACTCCACTTCGTAGGTGGTGTCCGCGTCCAGTCCGGTGAAGGTGTGGCTGGTCGAGCTGGCGCCCTTGGCGGTCACCGCCGACCAGGTCCCGGTGGAGGCCGGGGTCCGGTACCGCAGTTCGTAGCCGGTGATGTCTCCTCCGGTGGCGGGGGCGTCCCAGGTGGCCGTCAGGCTGGAGGATGTCGGGGTCCCGACGGCCGCAGACTCGGGGGAGGCGGGCGCCTCCGCCGCCGGAGCGGTGGGCGGGGGCCCGTAGCAGGGCCCCGGGTTCAGCGGGTACTCCGCGAAGCCGCCGGAGACGCCGCCCGGGCAGAACGGCACCTTGAAGGCCGCGATGGGCCCGCAGCGGTAGGCCACGCAGTACATGTCCTCCGCGAACAGGCGGATCTCCCGGTTCTGGGACAGGAGCGCCTTGTCGTGCACCATCTCGATCTGGACGGACGGGCCGTTGATCGCCACGAAGGCGCCCGCCTTGTACATCATGAACTCGAAGCTGGTCGGCCAGGCGGTGACCGCCCCGGCGGCGCCGATCGCGTCGTCCTGCCAGTCCCACACGAACTGGGCGCGGATGCCCCGGGAGAGCAGGTACCGCTGCAGGTCGGCGTCGGTGATGTCGTAGCGGGAGCGGTCCCAGCCGCCCTTCTTCGACAGGTCGGCGCGCATGATCCCCAGCGCGAAGCGCGGGAAGACGGCCTCCAGGGTCGTGTTCAGCGCCAGGCGGCGGCGGGTGCGGATGTGCTCCGCCTGCAGCTCCACGAAGGAGAGCAGCGACTCGAACGCGCCCGGGCCGTGGGTGGCCCAGTCGGTCGCACCGGCGCCGGTGGTCATGTCGGTGTACGCGCCGCTGGTCGCCTTGATCTTGTTGTAGACGGCCCGGATGCGCTTGGCGTTCAGGGACCGCTGGTGGGCGATCATCAGTTCCGCGATGGCCCGCTGAACCTGGGACGGGTCGATGCGGGCCTGCAGGATGCCGGTCTCCAGGCACAGGGAGCAGGCGGTGAGGCGGCACTCGTCCCAGCCGTCGGGGCAGGGGATGGAGACGCACGGCTTGTTGACGGCCACCGGCGGGTCGTCGGTGGTCATCATGTCTTCGGTGAAGCAGTACGACCGGTAGAGCGCGCTGTAATCCGTGTTGTGCGGCCACATGACGCCGCCACGGGTGGTGACCATCGTCGGGAGGTCCAGCATCGCGTCCAGGCTGCCCTCAATCGGGCACAGCTCCGTGCGGATCTCCATGGGCCCGCACCAGGCCCAGCCGACGGTGGCGGCGGTGAGCGCGTTCATCTGCGCGGTGGGCAGCACGCTGGAGGCCGACAGGCCCGGCACCGAGTTCATGCGCTTCAGGAGCGCGGCGGCCAGGGAGCCGCCGGGCATGGAGAACTCGTCGGCGGCCGCGTCCATGCGGTGCCAGTCGCGCATCTCGTCCGCGATCAGGTGCGTCTCCGGGACCTGGCGCTGCAGGGAGACGACCGGGACCTGCCGACCGGCGCCGGAGCGGGCCAGGGTCCGGGAGCGGGAGATGACAGCGGCGGTCAGGTCCGTCATGGACCCGATGGTCTGGCCGGAGAAGAAGCCCGGCAGGTCGCTGGAGGCGACCATCTGAATGGCCTCCCGGCGCACCACCGGCAGGCTGGCGCCCTGGTGGCTGACCACGGTGCCGGTGTGCACGGAGCCGCCGGAGGCCGCCACGGTGCCGGAGCCGCCGGTGCCGTCGGACAGGACCTTCGTGGAGGCGATGCGCTCCGCCAGCTTGGCGGCGTGCTCCGCGCGGGCGGCCTTCTCCCGCTGCTCCTCGATCGCCTCCACCCGGACGGAGATCGCGTCGGAGATGTCCGCCAGAAGGGCGAACTCCACCAGCGCCTCCGGCGTGATGTCGGAGGCCTCCGGGTTCACGTTGCGGGCCTTCTCCGTGACGGCGGCGGTCACGGCCGTCAGGTCCACGGCGGAGTTGGACAGGATCTCCGCCAACAGGAGCTTGCGGGCGTCGGCCTGGTCTTCGGGGCCCAGGTCCCCGTCTACGTCACGGAGTTGCGTGAGGATGTCGTCCAGAGTCACGTGGACGCGCCCCCCTTCATGGTGATGGGTCGGGTACGTGGCTCGCCCGGCCCAGAGTCACCAGCGGCGCGTCCGCCTTACATGGTAGGCCGGATTCCGCATTTCTGGCTGATAGTGATGGGTGATAGCGCTCTGTATTCTCGGGATGTGGTCGAAATCATCCTGATCGTGACACTTGCGACATTGGCGACAGCCCGTCTGAACCGGCTGATCACCACCGACCGGATCACCAACAGGCTGCGCACCTGGGCCACCCGCCCGCGCGACCCGCAGGACCCCTCCCAGGGGGCCCGCCACCCGATGCTGGGATACCTGGTCACCTGTACCTGGTGCGTCGGCATCTGGACCGCCGCCGCCACCACCGCGTACGCCTTCGCCCTCACCGGCTGGCCCTGGCCCTGGTACCCCCTGGTGCTCCTGGCCGCCGCCTACGCCTCCGCCCTGCTGGCCACCCACGCGGAGGGCTGACCCGTGCGCCGTCCAGCATCACCCGGCCGCCGTCTCACGGCCTCCTCCATGCTGGACCCGCGCAGCGTCGGCGGGATCATCCCGACCCGGGGTGAGGGCAGCAGGCCCTGGGACCTCTACCGGCAGGTGCCGGAGCTGCGCTCCGGAATCCAGTGGCTGGCCGCCGCGATCAGCCGGGCCGACCTGTACGTGGCCCGCATCGAACCGGAGGGCCCGGTCCGGGAGGACGATCCGGAGATCACGTGCGTGCTGGACGAACTGTTCAGCACCGGCCCGTCCATGTCGGACATGCTGAAGCGGATGATCCTCCACCTGGAGTGCCCCGGGGAAACGTTCCTGGCGCCCTGGGTGGACGACCGGATGGGCCGGGTCTGGTCGGTGGCCTCCGCGAAGGAGCTGCGCTCCAACGGCTCCGGGCAGGTCGAGTACCAGCGGGACCTGAACGTGTGGGTGCCCTGCGACGGGAAGGTGGGCCGGATCTGGCACGCCGACCCGGAGGAGGGCTGGCGCGCCGACTCCCCCGTGGTCGCCATGGAGTCGATCCTGCACAACATCATCTCCCTGACCGCCCGCCTGACCGCCATCGGCCAGTCCCGGGCGGCGGGCAACGGCCTGCTGGGCATCGCCGACACCCTCTCCGTGCAGTCGCCCGCCAGCGAAGGCGTCAACCCGATCCACAGCCGCGACATCGCCACCTCCCTGGAGGACGCGATGGTGGCGCCCATGACGGACCGGGGCCTGGCCTCCTCCGTCGTGCCGCTGCTCCTGGTCGGCCCGAAGGAGGACCTGAAGGACGGCATCATCCGCGTCAATTTGGCCTCCGACCTGGACGCGCAGCTGCCCGACCAGCTGGACCAGGCGCTGCGCCGACTGGGCATCTCCCTGGCCATCCCGCCGGACGTGCTGACCGGCCTGGGGGAGGTGAACCACTGGTCCGGCGCGGTCATCCTGGAGGAGGCCGTGCAGGTCGCGGTGGAGCCCCGCACCGACACGGTGTGCGCGGCCTTCACGTCGATGTTCCTGCGGCCGCACGTGGAGAAGCTGGGCCTGGACCCGGCGTCGTACGCGGTGCTGGCCGACCTGATGGACCTCACCGTCAAGCCCGACAAGTCGCAGTCCGCGATGACCGCCCGCCAGCAGGGCCTGCTGACGGACGAAGCCTGGGCCCGCTACAGCGGCTTTGAGGAGTCCGACGTGCCGAAGGGCAAGGACCGGGAGCGCATCCTGCTGGAGCGCGTCATGCTCGCCGACCCGACCACCGCGCCGTTCATCCTGCCGAAGCTGGGCATCAGCGTGCCGGGCCTGACCGCCGCGCCGGTGCAGGCCGACCCGGAGGAGGACCTGCCGACGGCCGGGGACGTGGAGCCCGCGCTGGACACCGTCGCGCCGCCGGAGCGGCTGCCCACGCCCGGCCAGGGCGGCCGGGTGCTCCCCTCCCCGTCCCCCTCCCCCGAGATCGCCCCGCCGGACGCCGCGCACCGCACCCAGCCCCTGACCCGGGCGGCGCTGGCAGCGTCCGTGCTGACCGACCCGGAGGCGGAGGACGACGCGGCCAACGACGTGGAGGAGCAGGTGGTCACCGCCGTGGAGGCCTGCGTGCTGGCCGCCCTGGACCGCGCGGGGGCGCGCCTGCTGCGCTCCCACTCCCGGTCCCACCGGGCCGGGCTGCGGGAGGTGCCGAACGCTGAGATGCACCTGCACCTGCCGGTCACCGCGTCACTGAAGGCGCACATGCTGAAGGGCGCGTTCGCCCCGTGGGAGCAGTCCATGCCGCGCCTGGCACTGATGGCCGACTCCTACGTGGGGTACCTGCTGGACAATCGCGTCCGGCACTCCCGGGAGCTGCTGAAGGAGACCCTGTACCGGCTCTCCGACCACTGGGACCAGCAGGGAGAGGCGGCCTGACATGGCGAAGGAGATCGTCCTGGAGCCCGTCGGGGAGGACGACCTGACGGAGGCCTTCACGGCGGCGCTGGAGCAGTGGCTGGCCATCGCGCGCGGGGACAAGGCGGCGCCGGTGGTGCGCTCCTCCTTCGCGGCCAGCGCGAAGATCCAGCAGCGCACGGTGCGCCGGTGGCTGGACCACGGGTCGCTGACGGCGGCGGTGTCGTGGCCCACCGCGCGGATCTGGCGGGCCCTGGTGGACGACCACGTCCTGCCGGTGTCCGACCGCCTGTACCGGGCGGCGGCCAGCACCGTGGACGGGACGCTGCTGCAGACGTTCCTCACCGGGGTGCGCTGGCGGCTGACGGAGGTGTCCACGCTGCTGGACGACATCAAGGCCGCCTACCGCCAGCACGGGGAGGCGGCCCTGGACATCGACTGGGGCGGCGCCGACGGCACGTCCCTGCCGTGGCGCAGCCGGGCGTCCCTGACCGGCCAGAACGAATCCCAGGTCACCGGCATGCAGGCCGGGGTGGATTCCGCCCCAGTGGGGGCCATGAAGCGCTGGGTGACCCGGGGTGACGACAAGGTCCGGGCCACCCACGTCAAGGCCGGGCGCTCCGACCCGGTCCCCGTCGGCCAGCCGTTCAGGGTCGGCGGCCACGACCTCCAGTACCCGGGGGACCCGGCCGGTCCGGCCTCCGAGACGATGCGGTGCCGCTGCCACGCCGTACTGGTGCCGCCCGCGCCCACCGCACCACCGAGAGAGAGCAGGAAAGCCGCCATGACGGTGGACCACATCACGGCGGCCGTGTCCGCCGACCTGAAGGCGCCGTTCGCGCCCCGGGACACCTCCTGGGACTCCCAGGCCGCCAAGGACGCGCTGCGCACCTGGGCGACCACGGACGGGACCCTGGACGAAGACAAGCTGGCGCAGGGGTACCTGTGGCGCTCCGACGGCCCGCCGTCGGACTGGTCGCTGCCCGTGGCCACCGTCCGCGACGGCCAGCTGCAGCTGGTCTGGGACGGCGTCACGGCGGCGGCCGCAGCCGCGCAGGGCGCCCGCACCCCGCTGGCCCTCCCGGCCGCCGACGTCGACCGGATCAAGGCCGCCATCAGCACGCTCTACAAGCGCGCCGGGCAGGAGTTCGGGGACGACTCCCTGGAGGCCCCCTGGGACCGGCAGACCGCCGCCCTGGGTCCGGGCCTGGACGTCGTCATGGCCGCGCTGCGCACCGCGCCGGGCCTGGAGCTGGACCTGCTGGCCGCCGCGCAGGCGCGCCTGGAGCAGGACCGCCGCTCCGAGCTGGCGCAGCAGGAGCGGGCACTGATCGCCTCCGCGCTGGGGGACGCGATCAAGGCCGCGCCGGAGTGGACGCCCCCGGCGGCGTGGTTCCTCGCCCCGGACGGTTCCCAGAAGGAACTCATCTCCCCGGAGGGCCGGGTGGCGGGGTACGTCGCCACGTGGCTGGACGACCAGGGCAATCCGACCTGCCACACCGGCTACGCCTCCCAGGGGTACTGCGAACCGGTCCCGCGCGGGGGCGACTACTCGTACTTCCACCAGGCGAACGTGGTCCTGACCCTGGACGACGGAACCCAGGTGCACCCCGGCCTGCTGACCACCGACATCGGGCACGGCTCCCCGGCCGCGCAGTCCGTGGACGCCCAGGCCGCGCACTATGACAACCCGCTGGCCATCGCGGCCGCCGTGGTCGTCGGGGAGGACGAGAAAGGCATCTGGATGGCGGGGTCCGTCCTGCCGGACGTCCTGCAGGACGCGGACCGGCTGCGGCGCCTGCGCCTGGCCTCCGTCTCCGGGCACTGGGCGCCGACGATGCCCGGCGGCCCCATGGACATGATCGCGGTGACGGCCGTCAACCACCCCGGCTTCGCCCAGCGCAGCCGGGGGCGCTACGCCCTGGCCGCGTCGCTGGCGGCCGCGCTGCAGGGCGACGACCAGAAGTACGCCACCGCGCTGCTGGACGTCCTGGAGCAGGCCCTGGTGCTGTCCTCCAACTACCTGGAGTCGGGCGCCGGTGCGGCCTCCGGCATGGCGGAGCTGGCGGCGGAGGTGCTGGAGAACGTCGGGGAGGCCGTGGCCACCCTGCAGGAGTGGACCAGCGGCGCCTCCCCGGAGGGCGACGCGCCGCCGGAGGACATGGCGGCGTCCGGCCGCACGCTGCGCGCCCAGGCCAAGGCCCAGATCCGGGTCCTGGCCACGCTCCTGGACCAGCTGACCGACCCGCAGGAGCAGCTGGCGCCGGTGATCCCGCTGCAGGCCGGTGGCGACGGCTGCGGCTGTTCCGGGGCGGCTCCCGAAGGCGCTCCGGCGTCGGAGCCGGTGGCGGCCTCCGGCGGCGCGCTGGCGGCGCTGCCCGACGGCCTGGAGCCGGAGCTGGTGGCCGCCGCCCGCGCGGCCCTGGCGGAGCTGGCGGACGCCAAGGCCCTGAAGGCGGCGTCCGTCCCGGACCAGGTGACGCTGCCGAAGTGCCTGCAGATCCTGTCCGACTACCTGTCCGAGACCGGCGCGGACTCCCCGCAGCAGTCCCGGGCGGCGGCGGTGAAGGCGGCGGAGTCCATCTGCCGCAGCGGTGAAGTGATCGACGCGGCGCTGCGGGCCAAGGCCTGCCGCCTGCTCTCCGAGTACCGGGTGAAGTCCGGTGGAAAGGCGGCCTGACATGGCTGGTTCGTGCTGCGGAGGAGGCGCTGCGGCGCCCCGTCCGGCGGTGTCCGTCCCGGGCGGCGGCTCCGGCCCGCTGGTGACGCGCCACGGCGTGCTGGAGTGGGTGCACATCTCGGCGGGCGGCGCGGAGTCGTTCTACGCCAGCGCGGCGGAGGTGGACTCCGCCATTGAGCTGTTCGGCGGGAGCAAGGACCACCGGCCCGCCCCCGGGTCGAAGCCGACCGCGTGACGGGGCGCCAGCGGTAGCATGCCGCCAGCAACCCGGGCCCCCGGCCGCGATCAGCGGCCGGGGGCCTCCCACGTTCGGCAGCAGGAGAAGCACATGGACGACCGGCCGGAGAACCTGGTGCACAAGCTGATGGACCACGTGGCCGTCCAGGCCGTCGGCGACGCCATGCCGCTGGTGGGCCAGCCCGCCACCCAGGAGGGGAAGCTGGACTGGGACAACCCAAGCGCGGTCTACCTGCAGCTGGACACCCAGGTCCGCATGATGCGCGACCTGACCCGCATCCCCGGGGAGAAGCTGGCCGACCCGGACTACCGGCTGCGCACCCAGGCCGCCCTGCAGTGCCTGGGTGCCGGGTACCTGCTGCTGCTGTCCGTCGACTCCGAACCGGGCTCCGCCGCCCTGGCGTCCGGCGGCACCGTGGGCGACCTGACCGCGCTGCACGGCCTGCGCTACCGCAACCTGGCACGGACGCTCCTGGACCACGAAGTGGAGTGCCCGGGCCACGCGGAGCCCAGCGGCCTGCGGGTGGCGGTGGACCTGCACGTGGAGAACGTGCCCGGCGGTGCTCCGTCCGGGGGAGTCCCGGGCCGGACGGACGGCGCGGACGGCGGCTCCCGGTAGGGTCGGCACCGACGCACCACGCGGCGAAGGCCCGCCCCGACGGACATGGGGGCGGGCCTTCGTCGTGCGGGCGCTACAGGGACTGGACGACCAGGTGTCCGGCGCGGTGCAGCAGGGCCAGGTGGTGGCGCAGCTGGTCCTTGTGCTCGCTGGGCGGGCCGTCCGGGTGGGTGCAGCCGGTGCAGCCGAAGCGCGCCCCGGCGGGCACCCAGAACTCCAGCAGGTCGGCGTGCTGGCGGGCCAGGTGGGCCGTCAGCCGCTCGAAGGCCGACAGGGCGCCCTGGTCGGGACGGCCCGGACCGGCCAGCCGGGGCGGGTACTCCAGGCGCAGCAGGAGGGCGGCGTGGCCCTTCTCGCACTCCTCGCAGCCCTGCGCCCAGCGGACCGGAGCGGCGCTCACCGGACGGCCTCCGCCCGGGCCAGCCGGACGTGGGCGACGTCGTCCACCATGTCGAACTCCAGCGTGCCGTCCTCCCGCCAGACGTCCACCTGGTGGTTGAAGGCGATCATGTGGACGCCTCCCTGGACCTCCATCACCCAGTGCTCCAGGTCCTGCACGGTGGTGAAGCCCCGGGGGTCGGCGTCCGGGAAGTCGGGGTCCTCCGGCTGGTCGAAGTACGCCCGGATGACCTTCTGCGCCTGGGCCACCTCCTGCCCCTTCTCCAGGGAGAACAGCTGCAGGGCCCGGGTGATCTCGGCGCCGGGCTCCAGCAGGAAGCCCCAGAAGTCCTCCACGGCGCTGGTCGGGCGCAGGACCCTGCCGCCAGTGCTGCCGGGCTGGGGCGCGATCCACACGCGGTGGGTGGTGTCGACGTAGGCGACGGGGTGGGAGCTGTATTCGCTCCATCCGCCCTGCCGGTGGGGGTTGACGACGACGAAGCGCCAGTCCGGCATGAGGATGGCGGGGGTGGGCTGGGTCATGTCGGTGATCCTTCCGGTTCGATCGGTCGAAGTGCTGTAGTCGGTTGGTGACAGCGTGTCAGGCGGTGGGGGTGTCGTCGGCGGGCTTGGCGAACTCCGCCGTGTAGCGGGCCAGCCACCAGCCCAGGAACTCCACGGCCTTGTTCCGGGCCGCCTGCTCCGTCTGGAAGCGCTGCTGGGCCAGGCGCAGGGCGGCGCGGCCGGGCAGCTTGCAGTCCAGGACGTACATTCCGCCGGGGTCGCGGGTGGTGGCGTAGCCGACGGTGAACATCTCGGTGGTGCCGAGCGTCCCCACGGTCGTGTTGCGGGTCTTCGTCCAGGCGAGCATGTGCGTGCCCTCTCGGGTCGGTGGCGGGCCCCCGGCCGGGCGGCCGGGGGCAGTGGTGCGATCGTGCCGGGTCAGTCGCTGCCGGGCGGCCAGGGCTTGGACCAGCCCCACGCCGACGGGTCGTCCCCCAGGCAGTCCGGGCAGGAGCCGCAGTCGTTGCAGGACTCGTACGGGAGCGGGGTGCGGTCGCCGTACTTCGACGCCGCCGGGTCGGCGCCCGGGTGGGCGTGCTCCGGGTGGACCAGCTTCGACGGGTCGCGGCGCTCCGGCTGCGGCCGGGCCGGGGCCTGGGCGCGTCCGGCGGCGGGCAGCTGCTGGCGGGACGGGGCATTCAGCGCGGCCAGCGCGGTGCGCAGCTGATGCTCCGTGGCGTCGTTCGGGTTGTGGCCGTAGGTCCGGGTGTACTGGTCCACCAGCTGCTCCCGGGACCAGCCCAGGGCGTGGGCGGCGTCCTTCAGCTGGCGCGCGGCCTGGGACCGTCCGGACGGCTGCTGCCCGGAGGGCTGGCGGCCCTGCTGCGGGCGCTGGCCCTGGCGCTGGCCTCCACGGTCCGGGCGCTGCCCCCGGGGCTGCTGGCGGCCGCGCTGCGCCCCGCCGTCGGCCATCTCCTGGCGGCCGCGCTCCATCATCCGGGCCTCATGCTCCGCCTTGTGGCGGTCGGGGGTGTCGGAGTCCCCGTCGGCCAGGCCGTCCACCGGGATGTGGAACAACGCGGTGAGCATGTACTTCAGGGCGGCGGTCTCCGCCTTCATGGTGGCCTTGTCCGCGACGTCCCCGCCCTCACCCCAGTACGCGGCGGTGAAGGTGGAGCCGTCGGGGCCCACCAGGGTGTACTCCACCCGGACGGCCACGTAGTTCTGGCGGCCGCGCTGCTCGGAGACGCGCTCACCGGCCACGGGGATGATGACCAGCTGGTGCTGGACCAGGGCCCGGTTGAAGGCCGCCAGCACGTCCTCAATGGACCTGTAGGAGTAGCTGCTGTGGTCGTTCCAGCCGGACTTGCCGATGCCCACCGTGCCGATGGTGTGCATCACGTCCAGGACGGCCTGGTGGACGGTGCGGGGCGCCGCCCCCCGGGAGGGGGCGGCGGTCGTGATGACTGCTTCGACGGTCACGCGGCCAGGCCCATCCGGGCGGCGCGGGCGGTGGCGATGCCCTCACGGACACCGGCCAGCAGGCCGTCCGCGTCGTAGGTCTTGCGGGTCTGGCGCTCCGTCACGCTCTCGTCGGCGGAGGCCATGTCCTCCACGGAGGCGCGGAACATGGAGAAGAAGGCGGTGACCTTCGGCTGCGGGCCGCGCCACACACGGCGGGTGGTGCGGTGGCGGGTGATGCGGTCCAGGCGGAAGGTGCGCATCTCGCCGCGCAGCTGGCAGTAGGCGCGGATGACGATGTCCCCGGCCTTCGTGACGTCGATCGAGTGGATCTCGATCGTCCGGACCTCCACCTCCGGGGAGTCCTTCCCGCACTCGTAGGTGATGGTGACGGGGCGCAGGGCTTCGGCGGCGGTGGTGAGCTGGGCCAGGCGGCGGGTCTCGGTGATCGGCACGGTAGGGTCGTCCTTGCTCTCGGTGGGACCGGGGGTGCTGGGCCCCTCCCGCGTGCTGGCGTGCGATCGGGTGGGGCCCTTCGTTGTACTGCCTTGTGATAGTACACCGAAGCCCCGCCATGATGCAACATGATGTGGCATCTTGGCGGGGCCGGGTTGTGGCCGGTCAGGCTTGCTTCTGGACCACCAGCAGGTCGCCCAGGCCGTATCCGGAGACGTCCCAGCGCTGCTCCAGGAGCGCGCGGACCTCCTCCAGGCGGCGGGCGACCGTGCTGCCGTCGGAGTCCAGTGCGGCGTGGCTCTCGGTGTAGCCGACCACCACGCCGCCGGAGGCCCGGGTGCGCACGCGAGCACCTTCCGACCAGCGGCGCCCACCCGGGGCGGTCTTGCTCAGGGCGACGCCGTGGCGGGCCAGGTAGCGACGGACGGCGTCGTAGGCGGCCTCCGGGCCCGGGCCGGTCGGGATGCGCGGGGAGGCGATGGCGTCCGGCGGCAGCTGGCGGGTGGAGCCGTCGGCGTAGTGCTCCACCCAGCCCAGGGAGCCGTCCACGTTGGGCTTGTGCGCCTGATCGACCTGCAGCAGGCGCCCGCACGCGGTGCACCAGCTGCCGGAGCGGTCGACCACGCGGCCCTGGGCGGTGCACAGCACCTCCGTGCGGCGGGTCGCGGGGTGGATCATCTGGTACTGCGTGCGGCGCTGCGGTGCGGTCACCGGCGCGGCGGCGGGCTTGGCGGTGGCGGGCACGGGCTCCTCCTGGGCGGCCGGGGCGGGGGTCTCCTCCGCCTCCTGCGTGGTGTCGGTGATGCCGGGCACGTCCTGGCGGACCCGGGGGCCGCTGTTGGAGATGCTGCAATCGGCCCGGCCGTTGAAGTTGTAGACGCTGACCCGGAACGGGAAGCCCTCCGCGTCCGTCGCTGCTTCGATCGCGTCGGCGTGACGGGCAACCGTGTTGTTGGCCTCCCGGCTGTAGAGGATCACCAGGGTGTACAGGCGCTCCCCGGCGGAGTTGTACTGGCCCGTCACGCTGAAGTCCCGGCGGCCCGCGCCGCCGCGCTGCTGCAGGCCCAGGGCGCGCAGCGCGCGGGCGACGGCGACGGTCGGGGTCTTCGCGGGGGCGGGCTTGCGGGCCATCGGGGGCTCCTTCGGGTCGGTCGTGCTGGCGTCCCCCGATGATGACACACGAAGACCCCTGATGCAACATCATGAGGCATCAGGGGTCTTCGTGTCCGGTCACGCCACCGTCGCGGGGTAGGTGCGCTCCTGGGCTCCGTCCGGGACGGGCAAGCTGTAGTGCTCGCCCTCCCGGGACGGCCAGGTGAACACCCGGATGTCCCGGCCGTCCACGGCCCACGGCATGGTGTCCCGGGTGTCCTGGGCCACCTGGTCGGCCAGGTCCTGCTCCGTGGCCGACCAGGCGGAGGAGCCGTACCTGCTGGCCCGGTCGGCGTCCCCGACGAACACCCGGTAGGTCAGGTCACGGGTGCCGGGCTGCGCGCCGCCGACGTGGTCCCAGCCCCAGCTGCCCATGGCCAGCAGGCTGGCGAAGGGGCAGCTGTCCAGCGCGGTCCGGGCGGCGGCGTGGTCGGTGCCCTTGTACAGCTCCGTCACGCTGCGGCCGTCGGAGGTGACCACGGAGTACATGCGGGCGCTCACCGGGCGGCCTGCGTGCGGGCGCGGGGCTTGGAGCGGCCCGGGAACTGGGTGCCGTAGCGGCGCCGGACGGTCTCCCGGGTCACGCCCAGGATGCCGGAGACGGAGTTGACCACGCCGTCCACGCGGGTGGCCAGGATCTCCCGGGCCAGACCGTCGATCTTCTCCTGCAGGTCGGCCTGCTGCTGCTGCAGGCCTTCCAGCTCCTGAATCTTGCTCTCGGTGGTGTCCATGGCCCCATGATGGAGCACGAAGACGCTTAATGCAACAGGGTGCGCCATTGGGCCTACAGACGGTAACCCAATGCCACATCCTGTTGCATTGAGGGGACTTGCGTGTCATGCTGGCTTCTGCCAGCACGGAACAGCCCGCCGAGAGGAACCCGACATGACCGCCTCCGAGACCCCCGCCCGCACCGGGATGCACGTCCGCACCGAGAACGGCACCCGCACCCTGGTGACCACCCGGGCCGCCCTGGACGAGATGAACGCGGCCATGATGGACAAGGCCGTGAAGCGCACCGTCCGGGAGATGTCCGCCAGCCGCGACAGCGCCGACATCACGTACCGGGACGGTCGCAAGGGCCGCAAGGTCAGCCTGCGCCCGGCCAGCGCCCAGGACGTGGCCGACCTGACCCCCGCGCCGGAGACGGAGCCGGAGGCGCCCGTGGAGAGCGCCCCGGCGGCGCCTGAGTGGCGCACCCTGAAGGGCCTGCGCGTCGGGGACACCGTCCGCCTGTGGTCGGGCAACCGGAAGACCGGACCGACCGGAGAGGGCCGGGAGGCCACCCTGGTGGAGATCCGCACCGGCTGGGTCTTCCAGTACACCGACACCGGATGGACGGGCTGGATCGGCGGCGCCGCGTCCAAGCACTGGGTCTCCGTCTGACCGTCACCGCCCCACGGGGCGCAGCCGCCCGGCTGCGCCCCTGCCCTTACCGAGAGGAACCGAACGATGGCCCGCAAGACACAGCAGCCCCGCAGGCTGACCGACGCGCCCGGCTGGGTCCGCGACGTCCTGGACGGGGGGCTGCGGTGAGCGCGGGTGTCGCCTGCCGGGTGCGGGCGCACCGGGGTCTGTGGCGGGTGACGGTCCGCAAGGCCAACTACTCCGCCTTCAACGGCGGGCGCCGGACGCCGTCGGCCTGGTCCCAGCTGCGCTGCCCGGCCTGCTCCACGTCCTGGCGGAGCAAGGGCGCCTACGTGGACAACGTCCCCGACGCCTGACCTGCGCCGAAGACCCCCAATGCCACATGATGTTGCATTGGGGGTCTTCGTGTGTCATTCTGGTCTCTCGACCGCACGACCGACCCGAAGGAGCACGACATGGCGACCATCTCCCCGCGCATGCAGGACGCGATCCGCACCGGAGCCGACGGCGCGGTGGTCTTCTGCGAGCGCGCCGACACGGAGTCCGCCCTGATCCGGCACGGCCTGATCCACCCGGTGCAGTCCACCCTCACCGAGTACGGCCAGCAGGTCCTGGCGGGCCTGCTGGAGGCCGACGCGGCGGCGCAGGCCGCCACCGGCGGCACAGTGCACCGGCCGCAGTCCTGCGCCCAGGACGCCGACGCCCCGGCGGAGTGGGAGGGCTTCGCCTTCAGCCGGGTGGCGGTGGGCGACTACGTCCGCTTCCAGACCCGGGAGACCGGCTTCGACGGGCGCGGCCTGTACTACCGGGAGGGCTGGGTGATCCGCGTCACGGAGTCCTCCATGGTGGTCAGGGTCGGCCACAACGAGACCGCCCGCATCAGCGCGCAGTCCTTCATGGAGCGGGATGTGGCCCGCAAGCCCGGGATCAAGGTCCCCTACCACCCCGACTTCGCGCACCGGGTCGTCCGGGGCGCGAACGTGACCGTGATCTGGTCGCCCTTCCCGATCATCGACGCGGCGGCCGTGGTGGACAACTTCCTGGACGCCCGCTACCGGGACGTGGAGACCGTCGCGGAGGCCGCCCGCTTCACGAAGGCGGAGGGGGCCGACTTCTCCGGCTGGGTGGTGCGCAGCGGGCTGGACTACTCGGACCCGCGACGGACCCGGAAGGCCGCCCTGGAGCAGCTGGAGATGGCGGTGGCGGACTACTTCGGCGCGGCCGTGGACTACCTGCGCCAGGGCCCGCAGCCGGTGGAGGACCGGCCCACCCCGATGGCCGCGAAGGTGGCGGCCTTCCAGGAGCTGGCGAAGGAGCTGGAGGCGGCCGGGCTCAACGTGCGCGCCCTGCTCTGACCCCTGCCGGACAACGACCCCTGATGCGACATGATGTTGCATCAGGGGTCGTTGTGTGTCATGATGGCGCTTCGACCGAAACACCCGCCGCGCCCGCCAGCCGGGCCGCCGAAAGGACACCGACATGAACGCCCCCGTCTGCGGCTACTCCGCCGCCCACACCGCCGCAGCAGTCCCCGCCGACCTCCGGGTGGGCATGGGCCCGCTGGGCCAGGTCCCCTGCTGCACCCCCTGCGCCGACACCTACGACCGGCTGAACGGGGTGCCCGGTGAGCGCCTGCCGCTGGCCGCCGTCCGGTTCGCGGTCGTCGCCACGGAGGCGACCTACGACGAAGACGACGCCGAGATCATCGCGGTGACCGGCCCCCTGGCCTTCGGCGACAGCCTGGAGCAGGCCCTGAAGGCGCTGCCCGGGGAGACCGTCGGGGAGGTGTACGCGGTGTGGGCCTCCGCCGACGTGGAGCAGCGCGCGGGCGGCTGCCGCCCCGACTCCCTGGTGATGATCAACGTCTACGGGGACGCCATGGCGCTGGCCGACACCTACCTGCAGATCGTGGCGATCTGATGGCCCGCCGCGCCTTCGTCCGCACCGCCGTGGCCAACCAGGTGCACGACCTGGTGGAGGAGCGCCTGGCCCCCCTGCAGATCCCCGCCGGGAACCTGTCCTTCGGCTACGCCCTGGCGGAGGACATCCTGGCCCTGGTCCGGGGCCAGGAGCCCGACACCGGCCGGAACCTGGACCGGGAGTGCTACGGCACCCTGTGCAAGGTCGCGCCGACCTGGCGGGCCCGCCTGTCCCCCACCCCGGAGGACGAGACCGGCGGCACGTGGCTGGGCGCCTGCGGCCGCCACCTGGCCTGGGTGTGCGACCAGATCTCCGACGGGGAGAACGTCGACCTGGACGTGGAGCGCATCCGCGCCTCCCTGACCGCCCGCTGAACTACCCGAGAGGACACAGCACATGACCGAGCACTACGCCGTCCAGAAGACCACCGCCACCGAGACCGCCGACGGGGCCGCCTTCGTGCTGGACGGGGACGGCCGGGTCTCCCTGGGCCTGGTCAACGCGGTGCACCGCATCGGCGCCTGGGCCGGGAACGTCTTCGCGGTGTGGACCGCCGACGGCCGGGACGCGGCGCTGGAGGCGCAGCGGACCCGCAGGCCCGACGCCCTGTACACCGTGACCGACTCCGGCGACCTGCTCCAACTGGCGGACCGCTACCTGGAGTTCGTGGTCCGCATCGACCGGGCGACCGGCGGATGGGCCGCCTGATGGGCGCCTTCCTGTCGGCCAGCCGCTACGCGGTGCGCCGGGTGGTCCCGCGCGGGACCACCGGCGGCGGCGGCTGGGACCTGGTCCTGGAGCAGGACGGTCCCGTGTGGACCGGGGACAGCTGGTCGCGGGGCGCCAACGCGCTGCAGCTGCCGCTGGGCGGCGTGCTGGCGGTGTGGGCGGACCCGGCCTGGGAGGAGCGGCCGCCGTCCCGGCCGGACCGCCTGTACGCGGTGCTGGGCAGCGGGGACCTGGTGGCGATGGCGCCGGAGTACCTGACCGGGGTTCAACTCCCGTACTGGGAGCGTCACGGAACGCAGTTGCCCGTGGTGATCAAGGGGTAAGATCCCCGAAATGCAACAGGGCCCCCGCCCGGAGGCGGGGGCCCTTCACACTCGGTGCCGGTGAACTTTGGCGAGCGACCCGGCGCCCCGAACGTAAGACGTGGACCACCGTACAGGGCCCGTGCGCGGTTGCGCACCTGGGGACCCGTCGGTGCGTCGGCGTCGTAGGAGCAGCGCATGTCCTTCACCGCCATCACCTGGGCCCTGGAAGACGCCCCCGTGGCCGACACCGTGGAGCGGGCCATCCTGGTCAAGCTGGCCAGCCACGCCGACCACGACGGTCGGGCCGCCTTCCCGTCGAAGAAGACCATGGCCCGCGTGGCCCTGTGCGACCCGAAGACCGTCCAGCGCAAGCTGGCCGCGATGGTCCGCCGGGGGCTGATCGCCCTGGGCGACCAGGAGGCCGCCCGCATGATCCCGAAGCACCTTCGCCCCACGGTCTACGACCTCCTGATTCCGGCGGCCTGGTACGGGCCGGAGCAGCTGGAGCGCGTCAACCGGGACCGGGTCTACGTCGGCCTGCCGCCGCTGGACGCTCTGGACCGCCCCGGCCTGGCCCCCGCCCCGGAGCGCGCGAAGCGGTCGGACGCCGGGGTGCCCCGCCCGCGCCGGGACGCCCAGGAGACCGGGGACGGAGTTGTCCACAGGGGGGACTCACAGTCCCCCCACCCGGGGACTGTGAGTCCCCCCACCCGGGGACTGACAGTCCCCCAAACCAGTACTAGTAACCAGTCCAGTGAACCTGTCCCTCCGTCTCCCGCCCGCAGGGCGGCAGGTGCGGGTAGTGGGCGCGCGGGCGCGGGGCGGCCCGCTTCGCGGGGAGATGGGGAGGCAGCGACCGGAGCGACCGAAGGCCTGGTGATCCACGACCGCCCCGACGGGGCCGTGGCGGCCGTCCTGGAGGCCGTGCCCGGCATCGTGCGGGCGCTGACCCCCGGACAGCTGCGCCTGGCCTCCAGGGCCGTCCTGGGCGTCCTCCAGGGGCCCTTCCAGGACCCGGCCGCCCTGGCCGCCCACCTGGAGGCCCGGCTGGCGCCCATGTCGCTGACCGACGACTGCGACCCCCGGGCGTTCATCCGCGACCCCTACGCCTGGCTGATCTCCCAGCTGCCGGACATCACCGTGTGCCAGGGCGGCTGCGGGCGCACCGTCCACGCCACGGCCGGGCGCAGCGGGCTGCGGTGCGCTTACTGCTCGGACGGCGTCGACCCGGCCCGGGCGCTGGCGGAGCTGGCGCGGGAGAACGCGGCCGTACTCGGCGACGGGTGCCCTCCGCCGGACTGGGCGTGAGTTTCACCGGATCGGGTGACTAACGGTCGGGGGCTGCCGCCCGGGCGGCGTATCGTCGGCGGCTCCGGTGCTCCCGGGGGGCTGGTCCTCCGGGCGGGCGCCGACCCGCCGCCCCCGGGCGGCCCTCCGCGCACCCCACGGCGGCCATCACCCCGGCCGCAGGTCCGCAGCCGCCACGGCCCCCAGGCATCCGGCGGTGCGGACCCCCTCCCCGCGCGGTCGGCCTCCCGGGGGCGCCGCGCTTCCCGGGCCTACGGCGCGGGCGGGATGTACACCGCGCCGACGGCCAGCCGGGCCGTCAGCTTCGGGACGTCCCCGGCCTGGCCGCTGCTCTGGGCCATCACCCGCAGCTGCGTGCCGCCGGGAATCCGGGCGCTGCGGGACATGAACAGCTGCAGCGGGTTGCGGCCCTTGCCGATGGTGGCGCTGATCTCCTGCTGGTCGGTGTCGACGGTCTCCGTCCCGTCGCCCCAGCGCAGCCACACCCGCAGCGTCGCCCAGTAGGGCTCCTGGGCGGTGCTGGCCAGCAGCAGGCGCCCGGCGATCGTCCACAGTCCGGTGGAGGCCGGGGTGAGCGTGCCGTCCGCGCCGACCGCCAGGCCCTCCGGGGGCTGCTCCGGCACCAGCAGGAGCTGCACGGCGGTGCCGGAGGGGAGCGACTGCGCGGCCGCGTCCAGGAGGGCGCCTGCGGACTGCGCGGCCGGTCCGGGCGCCCCGGTGTCGCCCTTCGGCCCGGGGTCGCCCTGGTCGCCCTGCGGGCCCCGCAGGTTGGCCAGCTTCACCCAGTCGGTGCCGCGCTTGACGTAGAAGTCGCCGGTGAGCTGGTCCGTGTACAGGTCCCCGTCGGCACCCAGGTCCGGGGCGGGGACACCGGCGGCGCCGTAGACCGCAGGGGTGCGGCCGTCGCGGCCGTCGGCGCCCGGGGCCCCGTCGGCGCCCTTGTCGGCGGCCAGCTCCCAGGGCGACTGCGGGGGCTCCGTCCCGGCGGGCACCTCCTGGGCGGTGGAGTACGACCGGCCGCCGTGCCCCACGACGGAGTCCGGCGGGTACGTCACGGAGTCGACCCACTCCCCGGCCCAGGTCAGGCCGCCGCCGGTGGAGCCGCCGTCCATCGTGGCCAGCAGCAGCCACTGGCCGTCCGTGCCCGGGGTGCTGACCGCGTGGTCCTCCACCGCGCCCCACAGGCGGCGGCTGAAGGTCACCACGGTGCCGCGCCGGTAGTAGTCGCCGGGCACCCAGGCCCCGGCCAGCAGCATCCAGGTGTCCGTGCCGCCGTTGGGCAGCTGCGGGTCCGGGGTGCGCGGCGCCAGGCCCTGGGCGGGCACCAGGAGGGCCGCGCCGGGGGTGCCTTCACGGACCTGCAGGCGCGACAGCAGCGCACCGCCGGAGACCTTCACCGTGGTGTCGGACTCCCGGCCGAAGGTCTGGCACCACAGCTCGAACTGCTCGCCCACGTCCATGGGGACGTCGAAGGCGATCGGCTGGGCGATCTTCTGGCCGCCGCCGATCAGGCCGGAGCCGCGCACCGGCAGGGACGTGACGCTCTGCCCGCCCCGCGTCCACGACAGCCACAGCTCCACGTCCATGGTGTAGGCCGTCGGGGAGTCGGAGGTGAGGACCAGGCCGCCGATCCAGGACCAGGACGCGGCCGTGTCGGAGGAAACCCGGCCGTCGGCCACCGTGATGCCCTCCGCGTCGCCCACCTCCAGGAGCAGCGGCAGCCGGGCCGGGCCGACGGGCGCCAGCTGCTCCTGGACGGACAGCTCCCCGCCCTCCGGCAGGGTGCTCCCGGCCGGGCTGAACAGCTGCCAGGGCGGCTGCGGCGGGGCGGCCGCGCCCGGGCTGGCGGTGGCGATGAACACGCCGTCGGGGGTGGAGACCAGGTCGCCCCGGCGGTAGCAGCCACCGGGCTGGAAGTCGCCCCGGTAGGAGTCGATCACGGAGCCCGGCGGACCCACCACGCCGTAGCCGCCGCACTGTGTGGGGTGCGTCATGCGCCCAGTATCTGACGGTATGTCCGCAATCCGACGGCACCCGGGCGGGTGACCGCCGCACGGGGTGTCCGGCCGGGTGGCGCTGCGCCATGCTGGTGCGATGCCTGTCACCCATCTGCACTACACCTGCTGGGCCTGCGGGGCGGACAACGTCCTGCACGGCACGTCGGAGGACTGCTGCGACCTGGTCCACGGCATCCCGGAGGAGTGGGAGTGCTGGAACTGCGACGCGCTGAACGCGACCCCGTGACCGTCAACGGCGCTGGTGTGCATTCCACCCCGCCGGGGGACTTGACGCACCATCACAGGTCAGGGGAGCCTGGATGTATGAACACACGCCAGCACACCCCCTCCCGCGTCCGCATCGGGGAGACCTTGCACCTGATCGCGGCCTGGACCCGGGAGTCCACCCGCGACCTGGCCCCCTACGTCGGCGCCACCGACGACCGCCCCGGCGGCGTCGACCACACCACCGTCTCCCGCCTCCTGCGCCAGGGCCCCGGCAACCTGGACCACGTGGACGACCTGTGCCGCCACTGGGGCATCACCCTGACGGAGCTGCTGGCCGGGTTCGGATGGCTGGAGGAGAAGGGCCGCCTTCCCCGCGCCGTCCGCGACGCCAAGGCCACCGGCCAGCAGCTGCTGGCCTAGCCGCCCAGCCGCTCCTGCAGGTCCCGCAGGTCCTGCTCCCGGGCGGCCCGCACAGCCTCCTGGTCCGGGTCGTCCACCTCCGCCGCCATCCGCACGTAGCTGAACAGCCCCGCGATCTCCTCCGGCCCGGCGCCCTGGAAGTCCTCCAGGGCCCGGGCCATCCGTTCGTCGTAGACCGCGCTGGCCGACACCTTCAGCCAGTCCGTGGCCATCTTCCGCGCCGCCCCCGGCGCCAGCGCCCCGTGCTGGCCCAGGCCCTCCAGCACCACCACGGCCCGCCGCGCCCGGGAGTTGGCCGTGGCCATCAGGTCCCGCGCCAGCTGCTCCACCTGGTCGGCGTCCACCACCGCCTGCCCGTGCCCCCAGCGGATCACGCACGGCGGCGGCCCCACCCGCATCTCACCCGGCGCCAGGCGCGGGGAGCCGATGATGTCCAGCACCGGCACCGGCTCCGCGACCACCGGCGCGGGCGCCAGCAGCGCCGCCAGCTCCTCCTGCGCCGCCGCCTGTCGGGCCGGGCGGGTGCGCCCCTCCCCGACGCGCCGACCGATCCGCCGCCGCCGCCGCCGCCGTCCGCCCTTGCCCACGCCGCACTCCTCCCGCTCCGCCGCCCTAGTCCAGGCGGTCGCTGTGCGCCACAGCGTAGAGCGGGTGCCAGGACGGCTCCCCCGTCGGCAGCAGTTCACCCAGGGCGTAGAACTCACCCGTACGGCCCGACAGCCAACCGACCTGACGCCACACCGTCCGCTCCCCGCCGCACGTCGTCACCCGCTCCGGGCCCGCGTCCGACAGCATCCGCACCGGCCGCACCTCCGGAGGCGCCCCGGTGAGCACCACCGGGACGTCCGCCGCCCCCGGCGCCGGGATCTCCGGCTCCAGGCGGAAGCCGTACAGCACCGTGCGCTCCGGCGGCCCCAGCGGCCTGCCGCCCGGGTCCAACCGGGTCACGTGCGCCACGGTGCGGTCGGGGAACTCCGGGTCAGGCCCGGTCGCGTTCGTCGTCACCTGGCCAGCCTCCCAGGACTGCCGGGTGCAGCGTGGGACCCTGCCCGGCATGAACCGACCGCCCCGCCGCCAGCCGCGCGGCCGCCGCGCCACCCTCACCCAGGACCAGCTCTGGGCCGACGCCGAACCCCGGGACCTGGCCCGCCTGTTCCGCACCGCCGCGACCGTCGGCGTACCAGAGCCCACCCCCGACTGGGCGCAGGCCTGGGCCCAGGTCGTGGCGATGATCGAAGGCTCCCCCGCCCGCTGGGCCTTCGGCCGGACCGGCGGCCCGCTGCTCCCCGCCTGGGCGACCGGGGAGAACCCGGAGGACGTGCTAATCCGCCTGGACTGGACGGAGAACCCCGGCGGCCACCCCGACCTGGAATACGCCATGGCCGCACGCCAGCGCGCCTCCCGGGAGCAGCGCGTACTGGCCGACGTGGAGCGCCGCCAGGCCGCCCTGGAGCTGGAGCGCCTGCTGAACGCCAAGGCCGCCCGTCGGGGGCTCCCCCGCGACCAGTCCGACTGCCTGGACGGGCTCTGCTCCCACGGCGCGCCGGACTCCGCCGACACGGCGCCCCCGGCCGTCTACGGAAAGCCCTCCGCCACCGTCTACCCCGACCCCGGGACCGGAACGGTATGGCTGGGGAACTGCCCCATCAGCCCACCGGGCAGCGCCCAGTGAAGGGCCCGGGGCTCACAGGTACCAGGGGTTCCCGTCGCCCAGGTTGAACCTCATCTTGCGGAACGACACCCCCGGGGTGCCGTTGGTGCTCCCCGACTGCGTGATGGCCACGTACGTGTACCGGTGCGGCACCGTGTCGTCGTTCAGCACCGCCCGGTAGCGCGGGACCGCCCCCGGGGACGACGTGTCGTACATGCTGAACTGCACAGACCCGGCGGCCACCGACAGCTTGAACTTGTACCAGGTGTTCTGCTGCAGCGCCCCGGCCTGGGTCGACTGGTAGGAGCCCGCCACGCCGTTCTGCCGCCAGGTGGAGAACATCTCCCCGTTCTGGCGGCAGCCCACCAGGCCGTAGTTGGGCGGGATCTGGTCCTCCCGCACCCGGGAGTCGTCCCGCAGCGACCACACCAGGCCCCCGAAGTCGGCGCTGTTCGCGGAGAACTGGTCGAAGCGCATCCACCAGGTGGCCATCCATGACTGCGGGTTGGGCAGCGGGCACGCCCAGCCCAGCACGACGGAGGACGCGAAGCTGGCGCCGTTGACCAGCGGCGTGGGCAGCTTCCATCCGCCGTCGAAGTTGCCCGCCCCGTTGCGGGAGCCCTGCCCGCGCAACCAGAACGGCCGGTAGTCGTAGGTGGAGAAACCGTCATGGAGCTGCCCCGACATGTACGCCACCGAACCGCCCGCGCCACTCAGGGAGATGGGCCAGGTGTCCTTCTGCCGCACCGGGGTCCGATACCCGTAGTACATCGGGTCGGTGACGCACACCCCCCGCACCGCGTAGGTCCGCTCCGTCGGCTCGTTCACCCGACGGTTCAGCCCGTGGTAGACGACCTGCAGCCCGGCCGCGACGTACGGCGCCGCGCTGCTCCCGTAGACGTAGCCGCCCGGCGCGCCGGTCGGGTTGACGGGCACGAACACCCACGTGACCCCGGCGCGCACCAGCTGCGCGGGCGGGTTGGCCGTGATGTCGGCCTGGTCGGCCAGCCACACCCCGCGCGCGTAGTTCGCGGCCGCCCAGCCGGTCGTGTCGGCGCTCTCTCCTGGGAACCGGGCCGTGGTGACGTCCTGGTACTGGCCGTTGGCCAGGACGACGGAGGACTGCCGCACGCACTGGCGTTGCAGGGTCGGCAGCAGCGCCTTGTTGGCGGCCAAGTGGGTGGGGTCCACGGTGCCGGTGAAGGTGTCGGACGCCGGGGAGGTGGTCGTGTTGTTGCGCGGCAGCCGGTAGAAGACGGCCAGGCGGCCGCCGACTTCGTCCAGCATGTCGTCCACGGTCTCCCCGCCGGTCTGGAAGAACTCCCCGCCGCCGAACCAGCTGGGCCACGAGTCGTTCAGCCATGGCACGCCGTCTTTCGTGATGTTCAGCTGCCGCCACTGGGCCAGCGTCAGCTCCTCGTAGCGGTAGCCGGTGAAGCGGTCGGCCGACGCCGTCCAGGACTGACCGGCGCCCGGCACCGAGCTGTTCGCGGGCTTCGGGTCGGCGCTCAGTCCGAAGCGGTAGTAGGGGCACAGCACGGAGGTGCCGTCCCCCAGGCCGGAGACGTCGATGTGCACCGCCTCCAGGCCATCGTCCACGGCCCCCCGGACCGACTTCGCCAGGTTCCACGGCATCACGTTCTCCCCGTAGCCGGACCTGCCGACGATCAGCCCCGGGCCCCCGGCCGTCTTCCCCAGCGGCAGCTGGCCCAGCGTCACCGTGCACGCCGGGGACGGCTCCGGGGGCGTGCCCGGCTTCAGCAGCCCGCCGTCCGGCCCGAACGTCAAGCTGTTGCCGTCCCGGCTGGACACCCCCAGCTGCCACTTCGCCGGGGAGCCGCCGGAGGACTTCGTCCCGGACCCGGCCCACACCGGGGCGCAGCCGCCCGCCTGGTCGCACACCCCCGTCCACGGGCCCGCCAGGTTCAGCCCGATCTGGACCGTGTCGGCGTCGGGCTGGGTGATCTCCACCGCTTCGTTGCCCGGCTTCCAGTGGCAGGCGCACTTGTCGGAGCATCCCGCGCGGCCCATCTCAGACCTTCTTCCACTCGAAGTTCGCCCAGGACCCGGACGCCCGGTCGGCGGGGTCCTGGCGCTTGTGCAGGGCCACGTAGCCGCCCCGTGGGCCGCCCGCCAGCGCGGGCGTGGACGCCGTGGCCGACTGGGCGCCGTTGATGCCCCACGCGGGCAGCGGGAACTGCTCCATGACCACGCCGACCGCCGGGGTCACGGTCACGCGGAAGTGGTACCAGGTCGCGGCGGACACCAGCACCCCGGCGGCGGACATCGCGGTCACCGGCGCCTGCCCGGTCCGGTACATCGTGACCACCAGGCGGCCGCTGGCGGTCTGCAGCGCTGTGAAGTAGTCCCGGTCCCAGGTGGTGTCCCGCAGGTCCCGGTCGTCGGGCAGAGCGAAGGCCAGGCCCAGGCCGTTGGGCTCCGCCCGCGCGGCCGCGCCCGCCGGGATCGAGTTCCACAGGTGCGACCACGCCACGGTGTAGGAGTTCGGGTCGGCCACCGGGGACGCCCACCCCAGCACCGTGGTGACCCGGCCCCACGTCGTGCCGTAGTCCGCCGACGTCTCGAACGACGTCTCCGGGCGCCACCCCACGTACGGCTTAGGGTCGGCCGGGACGGCGCAGTACGGCGGGTAGCCGAGCGAACCGGGGTCGCCCATGGTCGACTGGCCGCGCCACAGCGCGGAGGTGTCGTCCTCCGCCAGCGGCGCCAGCTGCCCCTCCGTGAACGCACCCATCGCCCAGGTGTCCCGGGTCATCACCGGCATGGAGGCGTACCCCACCATGGCGTCGCGCCGGTAGTAGGCCGGGTCCGTCGACACCACCCCGGCGTAGCCGTTCGCCGCGACCTGGGCGCGGTGGGTGCGGCGCTGCACCGCGCCGTTGATGACCACCCGCAGTCCGGCCGTGACGAACGGCGCCAGGGAGGACGCCGGGATACGCCAGTCGGCGAACACCCAGTCGACGCCGTTTCCCAGCAGGGTGGCCGCGCTCACCGCGTCCGCGTCCGCCTGGGAGCGCGCCAGGTAGCCGGTCTGGATACCGGCCTGGGAGGCCGCCGTCAGGTTGGCGATGTTGCGGGACGCCACCACGGACGACGACTGGGTGCAGGCCCGCAGGATCGTCGCCACCAGCTTCGTGGCCACGTCCGGGCGGGTGTCCGTCGTCAGCCCCAGGGCGTAGACGTACACCATGCTGCGCCCGGTCTCCCCCAGCAGCTGCGCCACCGTGTTGATCCCGATCTGCGGCAGGCCCGCGAACTTGCCGTAGTAGGGCCCGGTCGTCACCCGGCCCTGCTCGCCCGGCCACACCCCGGCGGGCCAGCGGTGGGTGCCCTGCCGGTACCAGTTGTTCACGGCCAGTACCAGGTTGCGCGCGGACTGGGTCGTCAGGTCGGACCAGTTCAGGTCCACGGCCGGGTCGGACAGGCTCCCGTCGTAGCCGCCCGTGATGCACCAGTTGTCCAGCTGGTCGGTGCCCAGGTAGCAGTTGCGCAGGTACGGGGTGCCGTCGGCCAGGCCGTCGATGTCCAGCTGCACGCCGTCCAGCTCCAGGTCCACCGCTGCCCTGCAGGAGCGCAGCAGGCCCTGCGGGAAGCCGTTGACGCCGTACCCCCGGTCGCCCATCACGATGTCCCCGGCGGTGCGCCCGGCCGTCGGCGGGAGGATGTCCGCGACGGTGCGCCCGCAGGCGGTGGCCGACTGCGGGGAGTACAGGCCATCGCTCTCCACGGTGACGGTGTTGCCGGACGCCTCCGAGATGCGGACCCTGATCCGGCCGGTGGCCGGGTCGTAGACCAGGCCGGTGCCCAGGTGCGCGCCCATGCACTGCGCGGCCTGCCCGCACACGCCCAGGTTCGCGGACGTCGGGTCGTAGAACTGGCCGGACACCACGAAGTCGTTGCCCTCCGCGCCGGTGCCGGTGACCGTGGTGCCCGCGCCATTGCGCATGTAGCACTGGCAGGAGGCTTCGTGCAGGCAGTCCGCCATGGCCAACTCCCTTACAGGGTCGTACTGCTGGTGATGGTCAGGGACCGGTACAGGCCGGGGAAGTTCGCCTCCGTGGCCACCTTGACCTTGCGCAGGGAGGCGTACTTCAGGTCCGGGGTGGTGCGCAGCCGCGTCTGCTCGGAGGCGGTGTGCGTCATGACCACGGACTGCTCCACCGCGCCGGTGCCGGTGTTCAGGCGCTGCAGCTCCACGTTGGCGGAGCGCACGATCAGCCGGAAGCGCTGCCAGGTGCCCGCCGTCGGCGCCACCAGGGTGCCCGTGGGGGTCGACACCACCCCGGTGAAGGCGGCGCCGTTGGCCTTGCCGTCGATCGCCAGGGAGCCGTCCCGCTTCTGGTACCCGAAGTAGTAGTCCGGCGGGTCGTAGTTGAGCACCGGGGCGGGGGTGGGACGGTCGATGCCGGGCTGATCGGTGGGCTGCAGGATCACCAGGCCCAGGCCCAGCGTCGCGGACGCGCCGGGGAAGGCCGGGACGGGGTCGGTCGTGCAGTCGTTCATGTCCGGCATGGGTTCGCTGGGGGCCCACATCTGGTCCCACTGGTACACCAGCCGGTTGGTGCCGATGGCCGACACCGGGCCGGGTGTCGCCCACGCCAGCAGGATGTCCCGGCGGGTCTCCCCGACCCCCACGGCGCCCTGGCCCAGGTTCGGCATCACCCACACCCCCGGGTTGCCGTTGTTGGCCACCGGAGCCGCCCAGTTGTAGCCGCGCCGGTTGGTGCGGTAGCCGCCGATGTCCATGTCCCCGTGGAACTGGCCGTCCGGGTGGCCGCCGAAGGGCCACGGGTCCTTCCGCATCGGCTTCAGGGCGCCCTTCGTGTAGACGCCGTTCTCCGACAGCACCCCCTTGAAGCCCTTCCCGGCCGCGATGGCGGCGGCCTTCACGGGCATGCGTGTGGCGTTGGTGGCCACCGTCGTCAGCCCGGCGCCGGAGTACGCCAGCGGGTCGTACAGGGCGGGCTGGTCGTTCCAGTTCAGGAACGCCCACTTCGCCCCGGTCCCGGCCACCTGCGCCGGGGTGTTGGCCGTGTAGTCGCCCGACCCGGACAGGAACACCCCGTACTGCAGGCCGGAGCCGTTCAGCGGCGTCAGCAGGCTGTAGAGGTTCGTCAGGATGATCACGGACTTCTGCAGGCACCGCCGCTCGATCATGCGGCGCAGGATCGGGATCGCCCGCTGCACCGCCACGTCGTTGTTGCCCGGGGTGTAGCCGTTGCGGAACAGGTAGAAGGCGATGCCGATCTTCCCGCCCATCTCGTCCAGGACCTCACCGACGGTGTTCCCGCCCCACTGGTTGGAGTGCTGCGGGAAGCTGTAGACCTCCGAGTTGACGATCATCGTCTTCCATGCCGACAGCGTCAGGCGGTCGTACTCGATCGGCGTCGGGGGCAGCGACTTGTCCGGCGTCTGCCGCGCCCAGGGCAGGTAGTCCAGGACGTTGTTGCAGTCGTTGGTGGCCGCGCCGCCGGTCTGGGTCCCGGGCGACATCACGCAGGACGGATAGGTCCAGTTGTTCAGCATCGACCCGTACGGGGCGACGACCAGCGCGCCGTCCGCCAGCACCGCGACCGACAGCGTCATGCCTTCCAGGTTCTGCGACACCGCGTTGCGGGCGGAGCGGATCGTGCCCCACGGGGCTGAGATCGGCCCCGCCCCGTCGTGCCCCCACACGTGCCCGACCGGGAACGCCGTCACGTCCCGCTGGCATGACCTGGTGGCCGCCTCCGCAGCGGGCACGTACAGGCCGTCCGGGCGCACCTGCACCAGGTTGCCCGGCTGCCCCGACACCTCCAGGCACACCGTGCCGGGCTGCGCCGGATCGTCGGGCACCGGCGGGCACCATCCCAGCCCGTTGCCCGTCACCCGGGGCACGCAGTCCCGCATGAACCGCAGGCACCCGTCCCCGCCGGAGATGTCGACGTTCACCGCGTACGCCGTCAGCAGCGACCCGTTGCCCGACACCGTGGCGCCGTCCCCGGCGATCACCCGGCACCGGCACTGCCCGGAGCATCCGCACCCAGCCACCTAGCGCTCCTCTCTCACGCCGCGTCCACGCGGGCCGCGATCTCCACCCGGACCCGGGCCGAACCGTCCACCGGCGACTGCGCGACCAGCTCCACGCACCAGCCGCCCCCGCACCCGAACACCGGCCAGGAGAAGCTGCTGCCCTGCGGGCCCGTCATCACCGGCCGACCGCTGCCGCCCGGGCACGACATGGACGCGCGCAGCTGGCGGCCGTCCAGGACCACGGTGGAGCGCTTCGGCAGGTACGCGATGTTCAGATCGGCGCACGCGGAGCACGGGTCCGGGTCCTGCTCGGTGCACGGGATGCCCAGCGGGTTGGAGTAGAAGCGCACCGTCAGGCGCCGCAGGTCCGTCTCCCCCGTCTCGATCGTCACCACCGGCACCGACTCCCACCAGTCCGGCACGTGGTCCGGGGCGACCGTCAGCAGGGTGCGCTGCGCCGCCATCGCCCCGGTGGGGTAGCAGGCGTTCGCGGGCAGCGCCGGGAAGAACGGGAACGGCGGCGGCGGGCAGTTGGGGTCCGACGGGCACGGGGACGCCGCCACGGACGCGCACTGGGCGTAGATCGCGTCCGGGTCGTAGTCGGGCACGAAGGAGCCGTGGGACAGGTCGACCCACCCGCCGGAGGCATCGGTGGGCTGGCAGTAGATCCAAGGGTTGGCCAGCGCCAGGGTGACCTCCACCGTCAGCAGCACCGGCACGCCGGGGTCGCAGCCCTGCGGACCGCACCCGGCCGACCCCGGCAGGTACTCCCGCGCGGTCTCCGAAGGCCCGTCGATCACGCCGACGTCGTACATGGTGCGCAGCTCCTGCTCCCCGGGGAGCCGGTCGGCGCCGGAGGGCGGGGTGCAGCCCGGGCAGCAGGCGTACATGCACATCACGTCCCCGCCGCAGGCGTCCGGGCGGCACAGGCGGCCCTTCAGCGCCGCCGACAGGTACCCCAGCGCGTAGGACGCCGCGCAGTCACCCAGTGCCAGCACCTGGAACTGCAGGCGCACCTCCCGGTGCGGGGTGCGCAGCCCCGACAGGATGCCGCCTCCGCCCGGCAGGTCGGTGACCGTGCGGGCCGTCGGCGCGCTCTGGAATCCGTCCGCGCCGGTGCACCACACGCCCAGCAGCTGGCCGGACTCCGGCCGCGACGGGTCCCACCACGGCGCGTCGTCGGCCTCCGGCGTCTCGTAGTACGGCCAGCCCAGGACCTGCTCCAGCCCGTCGCACGGCGGGCAGGCGACCTGGACGCCGTAGCGGTCGGCGTAGGCCCGGGCCCGGGCCGTGTTGGCCAGCTCCGACCCGGCGAAGGCGATCCACCCCGTGTACATCAGCACACCCTCCGGAAGCGCAGGGACCCGTCGTCGGCCACGTACCGCTCATAGCGGGGGCACGTGCCGTCCGCAGCGGCGGAGGCCGCCACAGGGCCCGCCAGGGCCGCCCGCGCGGCCGTGGAGGACACGCCCCCGGTGGTGCCGTCCTCCCAGACGCTCACCAGCTGGGTGCCGTTGGGCGAGTTGAGCACCGGCTGCGCCCGCAGCGCCGCCAGCAGCTGCTGCAGGCGGACGGCGGACGGCAGCCCCGGCACGGCGCCGGGAACGGCGTACAGCGGCATCAGGGCCTCCTCACGGGTTGTCGGTCGGCAGGGCCATCAGCGGCGCCAGCGAGACGGTGACCTTCTCCCCGCCGGTCGACCACTCCCCGCCGACGTAGACCAGGCGCAGCCCCTGGCGGACCTCCACGCACCGGTCGGTGAACAGCACGTCCACCCGCACCCCGGGGATGAGTCGCTTGATGTCCACCGGCGCGGTCGGTGCCAGCTGCGCCCGGTCCCCGACTTCGAAGGACACCGGCCACACGGTGCGGCCGCGCAGCAGCTCCTGGGCGTAGCGGGTCAGCAGCTGCTGCTCCTGGCCCTGCTGGTCCTGGGGGATGGAGACCTTCGTGCCGACGTCCAGGCGCCCGAACAGGCGCGTCCAGCGGTTGTCCTCCCCGGACGGGTCGACGCACCGCACCCCGGCGGTCACCGCCATGCCGGAGTTCTCCGTGGTCTGGGAGGTGGCCCAGGCCCGGGTGGCGATCTGGTCGATCGACCGGACCACGCGCACCGCGCCGCCCAGGTCTTCGGCGGTGAGCAGCGCCTGGGCGTTGGTCCACCACAGGTTGCCCGTCGGGTCGGGGGTGAGCCCGGCGCCGGGCTTCACCAGCAGGGAGCGCCGGTACACCGTCCAGTCGAAGCCCTGGTCCGACAGGTCGTTCAGGATCTCCAGCAGCGGCACGTACCAGGAGTCCCGGGTGGTCGACTCCCACCGCACCCCGGTGTAGTAACCCACCATGCTGTCCAGCATGTTGGGCCAGTCCGGCTCACAGGAGTAGTCGCTGTCCAGGAGGTTGTCCGCGATCGTGCCCAGGGCCACGTCCATGATGTCGCGGGGGCTGTCGGGCAGGCCCTGGATCACCTTCGTGTTCCAGCAGCGGCCCAGCCACAGCCCCATGTCCTGGGCCTGGATCGTGATCTGGGAGCCCTCCGTGGAGGTGTGGGTGACCGGGCCGCACCACACCAGGTCCGCGTCCCGGTAGACGTGCAGTTCGTGGCCGCCGGGCATCAGCTTGGACAGCGGTTCGCAGCACTCGGTGGAGGCCTGCGCCAGGTCCAGCACGCACTCCGCCTCCGAGACGTCGCACAGGCGCCGGTCCCACTTCACCGTGAGCAGCATGCGGTCCGTCTGGTCGGCCTGCAGGTACGGCACCGTGCCGCCGCGCCAGAACAGGGCGACGTGCAGGGCCTGCGGGCAGCCCAGGGTGTCGCCCGGCTTCAGGTTCTCCCACACCCCCAGGGACATCAGACCCACGCCCCCTGGACGGAGGAGCCGAACAGGGAGCCGACGCGGGCGGCCACCAGGTTGGCCAGCAGCCGGGAGTCCTGCGCCTGCGACTGGATCACGAACGTCTGGGTGACCTGGGCGCCGCCGTCCGGCTGCTGGCCGTCGCGGCGCTGGATCATCGCGGTAAGGCCGGACAGGTCGGCCAGCTGCAGCGCCCGCTGGCGGTTGGTCAGCGGGATGACGACCTCCGCCCCGGCCTCACCGATCAGCGCGGTGGTGGGGCCGGTGACGATCGCGCCCCGGGCCAGGCGGGGAATGTGCGGGATGTCCACCGGGGAGAAGTCGTTGAAGCCGTCGGCAAACTTGTTGATCAGGTCGATTCCCTGATTGATCATCGCCTTCAGTCCGGACCAGATGGTGGAGCCGAAGGACGACAGCGCGGAGCCGATCTTGCCCGGCAGGCCGGAGAAGAAGCCCGCGATCCGGTCGATCCCCTCCGAAGCTTTCTGACCGGCCCAGGACAGGGCGCTTGACACGGCGTCACCGACCGAACTGCCCAGCGACGCAAGGGCGTTGTAGGCCCGGCCGGGCAGCGCGCGGAACCACGCCAGGACGGCGTCACCCCAGGACGGCAGGGTGACCGCCACGAAGTTGATCGCGGATTCGAAGACGCTTGCGATCATGGAACCCAGGGACGACAGGGCAGAGCCGATCCGGCCCGGCAGGTCCTTGAACCACTGCAGGACGGCGTCGATCGCGGCCGGGATCGCCTGGATCAGGAACTGCACGGCCCCGATCACGACCGATACGAGCATGCCCGCCAGCGCACCCAGGGCGTACGCGATCCGGCCGGGCAGCGCCGCGAAGAAGTCCACCACGGCCTGGAACCACACCGGCAGGGTCTCCGTCACGAACGACGCCGCCGCCGTCCAGGCCGCCGTCAGCCCTTGCACCAGCAGGTCGCCCAGGGAGGAGAACCAGCCGGGCACCGTGACCGTGAAGAAGTCGGCCACGGCCGTGCCGATCGGCGCCAGCCACTCACCGATCTTGCCCGCCAGGCCGACGACAGCGCCGACGATCGCGGCGCCGATCGCCACCGCGATCACTGTAGGCAGCGCCGCGAAGAACAGCACCACCTTGGCCGCGATGGGCCCCCACTGGTCGATGCTGGAGCCGATCTTGTCACCCAGGGAGAAGACGGCGGACAGCACCTTCGGCGCGGCATCCTCCACCCCCTGGGCAACCTTTTCGATCAGCTGGCCGCCCAGGTCAAGGGCCGCCTTCGCCAGCGGCGGCCCGTACGTCTTCGCCCCGTCGATCAAGGACCCGATCACCCGGGCGCCGGTCTCCTTCAGATCCGGCCAGGCCTTCTTCAGGTTGTCCGCCGCCTGGGAGATCGCGGTCTTCAGGGCGGGCAGCGCGTCCTCCACGGACGCTTCGAACTCCCCGATCCCGGAGAAGTCCCCGGAGAAGATCCCGCCCAGCAGCGTCCGGGCGTTGCGCGCCACGGACTGCAGCTTCGTACCCAGGTTGTCGCGCAGGGCGTCCGCCGCCTTGTCGCTGGCCCCGGCGACGTCGCCCAGCGACTGGGCGGCGGTCTGCAGGTTCAGGTTGAAGAAGGCCTCACCCTGGGTGATGCCCGGGTCACCGAACAGGGCGCGCACCGCGTTGACCGCGTCCTGCGACCCGGGCCCCAGCTCCCGGATTCGGTCCAGGACCTTTCCCAGCCCGGCCCGGGCGGAGTCACCGCCCTTCAGCACCTGGGCGGACAGGTCGTCGAAGTCGATCCCGATCGCCTTCAGGGCATCGGTGGTCCCCTGCGCCTCCGTGGTGGCCTTCTCGAAGAACTGCGTGATGCCGTCGGCCAGGGCGTCGCTGTCCTTGGCGCCCTTCTGCAGGCCCTGGTTGAGCAGGCCCATGGCGTCGCTGGCGTTCAGGCCCAGCTGGTGGAACATCACCGGGTACTCGGAGAAGGTGTCCAGCAGGTCGTCCGCGATGCCCACGTTCAGCTGCTGGCCCCGGATCAGGATGTCCATGGCCTCCTGGGCGGACCCGGCCAGCTGGTTCTTCAGGATCGTGGACACCGCCCGCGCGGCGCCGCCCACGTCCCCCTCCAGGACCGTGGCCACGTCCTGCAGCTTCGTGGACAGCCCCTCCAGCCCCAGGCCCGTGGTGTCGAAGTTCAGCAGCCCCTGGCGCAGCACCTGCTTGACGGCGTCGGCGCCCTCCTCCACGGAGTCCGTGACGCCCTTGGTGTACAGGTGCCCGGCCACGGTCCCGGCTTCGTGCGCGGCGTCGTCGCTGGCCCCCAGGGCGGCCCGCAGCGAGCCCTCCAGGACCTGGCGGTCCATCATCTGGGAGAAGGCCTCCGTGAACTGCTCCCGGACCGTGTCGGCGACCTTCAGGAACACGCCCACGGTGATGGCGGCCGCCGCCGCCACGGCCGCCGCAGCCCCGGCCTTGGCCGACGCCCCGAAGGACGCCATGAAGCCGCCCCCGGCCTCCTCCCCGGCCGCGTCGATGCCCTCCGTGTCGGCGTCCACCTCCACGGTCACCGGGTCCGCTTCGATCCCGTCGATCTCCGCTTCGGCCCGGGAGGTGTCGGCCGTGACCTCCACCTGGACGCGCTGCGCCGCGTCCCCGACGTCGCGCACCTCCGACTCCGCGCGGGAGGTGTCCGCGATCACGTCGATCTGGACCACCTCACCGTCCAGGCGGTCGATCTCCCGGGCGACGTCGCCGGTGTCGGCGTCCACCTGGACTTCGACGTCCGGCACCCGGGTGGACTCGATCTCCTGGACCAGGCCGTCCGTGTCGGCGGTCACCTCCACGTCGGCGGTCAGGTCCTGGGAGGCGCGGTCCAGGTCGCGGCGCAGCCCCTGCAGCAGCTCCCGGGCGTCGGCGGTCAGGGCGATGCTGGCGGTGATCCCGCCGATCGCGTCGCGCACCGCCCGGGCGAAGCCGTTCAGGTCGGGGGCCATCTTGACCTTGAAGGCGGGCATCCGCGCCAGCTTGCGGGCCAGGTCCTGCTGGAACTTGGCCGTGTCCGCTTCTACTTCAACCGCCGCTGTGGCGTAGGGAGTTGACACGTGCTCACCCCCTGGCCTTCACGCCGGGCGGGGGCATGAACATGCGGGTGGACCAGCCCTTGACCTCCGCCGGGCCGTCCATCCGCTCCACCCGGTAGGCCACCGCGCTGGCCAGGATGCGCCGGGCGTCCTCCCGCTCCGGGTCGAAGCCCCTGCGCACGCACCACACCGTCCACGCCAGGTGCTCCTCCGCGACCTCCAGGAGGATGCGGTGGGCGGCCCACCACGGCATGCCGTACACCTGCTCCGCGACCGCGAAGGCCACCGGGCGCAGCGCCATGTAGTCCAGGACGTCGTCCGGGTCCTCCAGGCGCTCCTGCCACCAGGCGCGCTGATCGTCCGGCAGGTGGCCGGGGAACAGCGGGCGCCAGTCGTCGGCGGCCGCCCAGGTGCACGCCAGCGGTCCCGGCGGCTGCTCCATGGTGACCAGGTAGGCCTGGCCGTCCATGTCCACCGGGACAGCGACGGGGGCGACGGTGCCGAACACCGTCAGCGGCGACCGGCCGCCACGGCGGCGCGGCGGGTGGAGGACTTCTTCGCCGGGGAGGCGGCCTTCTTCACCGGGATGGTGCGCGGCTTCTGGCCGGAGCCGATGGCCTTCAGCTGCTCCTGGACCTGGTCACCCCAGCGCGGGCCGTCCGGGTCGTTCAGCAGGTACTGGGTCAGCTGGTACAGCGTCGTGATCGACACCTCCCCGTTGTCCGGGTCCAGCAGCATGGCCTCCACCCGGGCGGCCGGTTCGGTGCCCAGCATGGCGGCCATGAAGCGGGTGACCAGAGACAGGGAGCGCTTCTCCTCCTGGTAGATCATCACCAGGACGGAGTCCTTCGGGCAGTGCGCTTCGAAGACCTCCCCGCCGATGCGGACCCAGGCGGTGCGCCCGGTCTTCGTGGCCAGGGCGGCGGTGTCGATCTCGACAGCGGGGGTGGCGGGCGCGGCGGCGCGGGGCATCGGGGGCACCTTCCGGTAGGACCACCGACGACTCCCGGGGAGGGGGGCGCCGCCGGTGGATCTGGCAGCGGTCCCGCCCGGGGCGGCGGTACGGCCTGGTGCGACCTACACCCGATGTGACCCAGTATGCACCTTCTGTGACCCGGCCTGGTGGACCCGGCTACGCTCCGACGCATGACCGGAGCCCCGCACCGCTGCATCGACGCCTGCCACTGCCCCGACCACGGCACCCCGCTGCTGTTCGCCCCCGCCAGCGGGGAGCACGCCTGCCCGGACGCGGACTGCCGGTACTCCGGCGGCCTGGAGAGCGCGGAGGAGGCCCGGCGCACCGGCCTGTGGCTGAACGACGCCGCCGTGGACCACGGCTTCATCCAGGCCTGCATGTACGCGGGCCTGTGGACCGCCCGGAACGGAGCCGACCGGGCGGCCGGGGAGCTGCTGGACGCCCTGTACGCCCAGTCCAGGCTGCGCAAGCTGGCCGCCGGGAAGGCCCGGACCGGGGAAGGGGACAGCGCCTACGGGCCCGGCACGCCGTACCTGGAGCACCTGGTGCTGCGCCAGCACCTGGCCCTGGTGGCGGAGGGGACCGGTCCGGCCGACCCGCTGGTGACCGACCACGCCACCCTGCAGCACGCCGCAGAGCGCGCCGGGTACCTGCTCACCCCGGAGCAGCGGGAGGAGATCCAGACCGTCGGCCAGCCCCTGGACTTCACCGTCCCGCCGCCCGGCCGCTAGTCGTTCTCCCGGATCGCGTACCGGTCGCCCAGCAGCTCCTTCAGCGCGTCGACCAGCCACGGCTGCGCGGCGGCCGCCCGCACCCGGCGCACGAAGCGCGGATAGGGGGATGGCAGCGGGCCCAGCACCTTGCCCGGCCGGGCCTGCACGGGACCGCGCCCCTGGTGGACGTACGGGGCGTAGGGGATCGCGGTGTAGACCCAGCCGCGCACCCGGGTGCCCTCCGTCCAGACCTTGAACTTCTGCGACTTCCACAGGTCCCCGTCACGCTCCGGCGCGGTGCGCAGCGCCCGGTTCCAGACCCGCATCACGTCCCGCTCCACGGCCCCGCTGACCGCGTCCAGCAGGACGTCATCCCTCACCGTCAACAGCCTGATGGCCATCTTCGAACTCCTTCCACGCGGTCCAGTGGGACAGGTCCCCGACGACGTCCACGAACACCGGGGCGCGCGGCGCCGGGACGGTGCCGGGGTCCAGGTCGTCGTAGGCGCCTTCGTCGGCGTACCGGTGGCAGCGCCCGCAGTAGCGGTGCTTGGCGTCGGCCGGGTGCTGCGACGTCGCGGTGCAGTGCGGGCAGGTGTAGGCCACGGCGGTCACTTCCCCGGGGCGTAGGACGGCGGCCGGTGCCGCCAGGCGGTGCGCGTGGCACAGGCCATGTTGGTCAGCACGACGCCCAGGGCCACGCCGACGTAGTACCAGATCCCGGCGGAGGGGAGCAGCAGCACGGTGCCGATGCCGACCAGGAGCCCGTCCACGGCCACCTCCGCAGCGACCACCCGCCAGCCGGTCCAGCGGCGGCGCAGCCGGGGCGTGATGTGCGTCCACGCCGTCCAGGCGGCCACCAGCCACGCGGCCGTCCCGGCCACCAGCAGGGCGGCGCCGTCCGGGCCCGCGCGGTGCAGCGCCCGGGCGAAGGAGCCCAGGAGCAGCACCGCCAGCATCCACAGGACCAGGGCCCAGCCCGCGTCTGTCATGAACCTGCGCATGATCACCATCCGATCCAGCGTCCGAAGACGCACCAGACAATGCCGATGTACGTCAGCAGGGAGCCGCCGACGACCAGCGCGGCCAGCGCGGTGGACTCCGCGAACCGGCGCAGCGTCCGGCGCCACAGGGCCCTCCAGTCCGTCACGCGGCCCTCCCCTCACCGGCCCGGCAGGCGGCGGCCCCCGGGCGACGTGCGGCCCTCCAGGCGCCGTCCGGCGCGGCCGCTGACGGTGTCCAGTCTGCGGGGCCCGGTCTCCTTCACCAGGTGCTCCGTCCCGGCGGGTCGCAGCAGGTTGATAGCGATGTACGCGGAGGCGTCCAGCGCGCCCGGGCTGTCGACCGACCCGGCGCGGTAGGAGGCCCACTGCCGCTGGAGGTGGGTGAGGCCGCCGACGAACAGGACGCGGCCCATCGCCACCTCCTGGGCGACGGGCTCCGCCCGCAGCACCTTCCCGCGCAGCGCCCGCACCGAGATGATCGCGGGCATAAGGCCGCTGCGGGGCTTGCGGCTCCAGGCGGTGCGGATGGCCTGCTCCACCAGCCGGTTGGCGAAGTTGACCTCCAGCAGGATGCGGTCCGCCTGGGCGCGGTCGGCGATGTCGCACACCCGCTCCGGCCACTCCGTCACCGGCATCACGGCGGAGTCGTCGGCCGTGATGATCACCCGTTCGTCGTGGGTCTGGATACCGGTGATGATGCCGACTTCGTCCCCGCCGCCGCCGGACGGGTCGACCGCCACGACGACCAGGGACGCCTCCGGCAGCCGGGCCGCCGGGATGGTGGCCTCCTGGAGCTTGTCCCAGGAGATCAGCGCGCCCTCCCGGGGGTGCGGGTCGCCCTGGTACAGGGCGTGCCAGTCCAGCGCCAGCGGCAGGCCGGAGCGCTTGTCCTCCCAATGTTGCAGAAGACGCACCACGTCCCGGTCCGGGATCTTCGGGTGCGTCAGCGGCTCCCCGTCACGCCTGCCCAACGGGTCCGTCCCGCCCGTCAGCTTCAGGTCCGCCAGCGCCGGGAGGTGGATCACCGACCACTTCCCGCCCTCCTCCGCCCGCCCCTCCCGGTCGATCAGGCGCAGCACCGGGTCCCGCTCCGTCCACAGCGTGCCGATCATCACCACCGGGCTGGAGGGCGCCAGGCGCGTCAGCATGGACGACGACAGCCAGTCCCAGGCGGTCTGCTGCTCCGCCGGGCTCTCCGCCTGCGCGCGGTTCTTCCAGATGTCGTCCACCAGCACGATGTCCGCGTCGTAGCCGGTGATGCCGCCGCCGATGCCCGACGACTTCAGGCCGCCCCCGGCCGACGTCGACCACTCCGCCACCGACTTGGCGTCCCGCGCCAGCCGCACTCCGTACCGGCCGCCGATGTCCCGGACCAGGTTGCGCACCCGGCGTCCGTTGCGGTTGGCCAGGTTCTGGCCGTAGCTGGTCGTGATGATCTTCGTGTGCGGGTTGCGCATCAGCAGCCACGCCGGGGTCCACACGTTGGCCAGCTCCGTCTTGCCGACCTGCGGCGGCGTGATGATCGCCACCCGCGCGCCCGGGCGGCGCAGCGCGGCCGCCAGCTGCTCCCCGATCAGCTCCGTGTGCGCCCGGATCTTGAACCGGTCGCGGGGCGTGTGGCGGGCCGCCAGCAGGTGCGGGAAGCGCAGCGCCGCCAGGTCGGCGGAGCGCTGCTCCTGCGGGCTCTCACGCCGCTTCGTCGTCGGCATCGTCGCCCCCGGCCCCGGCGGGCGGGAAGAACTCATCGAAGCGGGCCACGGCGTCGTCCACGGCCGCCCGCAGGTCGTAGGAGTCGTCCTCCGCCGTGCCGTCCGGGATGACCGGGTGGGCGCTGCGCAGCGCGGTGGCCATGCGCATCACGTCGGCGGTCTGCACCCGCTCGATCGGCTGGCCCAGCAGGGACTCCGCCTTGTTGTTGATCAAGGTCATGACCTTCAGCACGGCGGAGGAGCGCAGCCGGGCGGCCTCCGTCAGGTCGGCCAGCACCCCGGCCCGGCTGTCCACCCGGTCGGCCAGCGACTGCTGCGCCTGCTCGGTGTCCCAGGCGATGGCGCGGGCGCTCCACCCCCAGTCGGCGGCCACCCGCCGCAGGTAGCTGTGGGACAGCCGCAGCACGTCCGCCGCGCGGTCCAGGCGGCGGTCCGGCAGCGCCAGCCAGTCCAGGAACCGTCCGTACTGCTTGTCCGGCTCCCCCGGCTGCTGCGCCCAGGCGTGTGGTCCGGTATCGGTGAGATCGTCCATTGTGTCCTCCGATGACCGATTGTGCCTGTCCGGGCACGCGGCGTGAAGATCACGGAGGGGGTGGGGTCCCGGGCGCTGGGGGGTCTCGGAGGTGAAAGGCCCTCTCTCCACCCATGGCGGCAGCACAGCGGCTTTGACGCCCGGGACAGCGGGACGGCGAGCCATGGAGCACGCGAATCCGCTACGAGTCTGCGCCCAGGGGGGTGTGCACCGGGCGCGGCGCGCCGGGCATCGGCGGCAGGTATCCGCACACCAGGACGGCCAGCTTGTCGGTGGGGGAGGCGATGGCCAGGCCGGGCAGGTGCACCAGGCCCTGGTCCACCAGGTCGCGCAGCAGGGAGGCGGAGACGCGCGGGCCCAGCGGGCGCCCGTGCTTGCCCCGCAGGTCGGCCAGCTGGCGCAGCGTCACCCGGCGGCGCGCGGCGGCGGCCCAGGTGACGTAGGAGAAGACGATCAGGTGTTCCACGTCCATGGTCGCCACGTCGTCGGCGTCCAGGGGCGTCGGCCGGGTGTGCCGGTGGGGGCGGGCGTCGGTCACGGTCATGATCCCCAGGGTGCGGCCCGTACGTCCCGGGCCCGGGTGTTCGAGCGCCGTCCGGCGTGTCCCTACCCGCCCTTCGGTCGCGTCCCTAGTCCCTAGTCCCTAGCGCCCGCGCTCACTCTTCCGAACCGTTGACACCTCTCTGACCTGCTGTTACGCGCGATAACACACACAGCTGATGTCCGTTTTGTACACATTTATATAGTGGAGAGCGAGCGCGCCAGTCCCTAGAACTAGGGACTAGGGACACCCTGCTGCGGGCACGCGAAAGGCCCCCCGGGCTGCTCGCCGGGGGGCCCTTTGTTCGAACGGTCAGGCGCGGCCGCGCATGAGCACGCCGCCCTCCAGGACCAGCAGCCCGGAGTTGACCGCGTACTCCAGGACGCGGGCCTTCGACCAGCCCGGCGCGTGCCGGTCAAGCTGGCGCTTCGTCAGGTAGTTCTGGTTCGCCTTCGTCTTCGTCAGGCCGCCCTGGTCGGCCACCTCCGCCAGCTTCTCCACCAGCTTGGCCACGTACGGCGGGACCGCCATCTCCACCAGCTGCAGCTGCCGGGACTGCGCGGCCCGCGCGATGTACCGGGAGTCCTCCTCCAGGCGCCGCTGGCGGGCGTCCTCCAGCGCGGCCCGGTGGTAGGTGTCCCGGGCGTCCGCGTGCGCGTCCCACAACATCCTGGTGCGCCGCCAGACCTCCGGGTCCGGGTGGACGGAGCCGCACAGCAGGTTCAGCACGTGGTACATGGTGATCATCTGCCGGGGCCGGTGGACGTCCAGGTCCGACTCCAGCCCCTTGCCGGTGGCCTGGTCCAGCAGCTTGGCCACGTCCACCACCGCGTTGCTCGGCAGCTCCATGGTGCGGTCCGGCAGGGCGGACACCCACTGGCCCAGCGGCTGGCCGGTGGCGACCTTCAGCGACTCCACCGGCGCCTGGGCGGAGCGGTCCGTCAGGGCGGCCACCACGGCCTCCAGCTCCGCCTCCCCCAGCTCCTGCCCGTACTGGACACCGGCCAGCGCCGGGTCCTCCTCCTGCTCTCGGATCGCGTTGAAGACCAGGAAACGCTGCACCAAGCCCTGCCCGGCGGTCTCGTACAGCGTCTGCAGGCGCGCGGGCTGGCCGCCGGTGACGACCGCCAGCCGGTAGGAGTCGGCGTCCACCTTGCGCTTGCGCGTCAGGTCGGCGTTCGGTGTCTCGTACCCGTGGCCCTGCAGCATGGAGGACAGCACCGCACCGATGGTGTTGTTCGGCCGGTCGATCTGCGCCAGCAGCGCCTGGATCTCGTCCTGGTAGGCGAGCACCCGGGAGGCGAGCATCACGCGCTCCGGCGGCCCCTCCACCGTCTCCCCGTCGTCGCCCTCCCGCTTCGCGCCCTTGCGGTACATGCAGAACTGGTCCAGCAGGCCCTCCCCGGTGGAGACGCCCGCCATCTCCACCAGGTCCTCCCGGCCGTCGGCGTTGAAGACCAGCGGGGTGGGCAGCAGCAGGGACGCCGTCCGGTACCCGAGCGACTTGCCCATGCCGGGGGGCGCCGCCAGGATCGTGCCGCCGTTCAGGGTGCCGTTCGGCATGCCGGGCACGGACCCGGCCCGCAGCCCCACCGGCGCCATGGCCTGCACGCGCGCCATCACGGAGCCCAGCACCGCCTCCGGCGACTGGTACCGCGCCCGGGCCACGTCCCGGATGGTGCGCAGCGTGGCGTGGCCCCAGAAGGCCTCCGGCAGGCGGCCGCAGCCGCGCAGCATGTCCAGGGTGGAGGCGGTGTACTCCTCCGGCTCCTGGTCCCACTCGATTTCGGGGACCGCCTCCAGGTGGCTGGCCTGGCGCTGGCGGCCCAGGGCCACCACCTCCGCCACCGCTTCGCGCGCTTCCCGCAGGTCGTCCGCTTCGGTGAATCGCTTCGCTCCCACCGTCTCTCTCCCAGTCTCATTGGACCGGATGACGTACCCCCGACAGGGCCGCTATCGTGCCTGTCGTAAGGCCGGTTCGCCCGGTACTCGTCAGTTCCACTGGGTCGTCGGTCCTCCCGAGATCGGGCCGCAGACCCCCCTTGCGTGAGCCCCGGTGTGCCGCCGGGGCTTCGTGCTTTTTCAGGCCGCCACGCCCATGGCGCGCAGCCCGGCCTCCATGACGGTGCGCGCCCCGGCGGAGGCGTTGCCCCCGCCGATCAGGCGCAGGGTCCGCTTCAGGTCGGCGGGCAGGGTGACCTCCAGGGAGTCGGTCTTCTCCGCCAGCCGGGGGCGGCCGGGAAGCCGTCCTGACCTTCGCTTCTGCTGCTGCGCCATCGTCCCCTCCGGGTTTCTCCAGGTAAAACTGGCTATACGATCTGCCATCGAACGGACTTGTCCCAGGAGCTGTAGCCACGACGGGCGGCCAGCCGGATCTCCTCCAGGTCCATCAGGACCGCCCGGCCCTCCAGGGCGCTCAGCAGGCGGTCCGGCGAGAGTCCGGCTTCGATCAGGGGGGCCAGGTCGCGCGCTGCGTGCTCGACACAGCGGCCCTGCCACTCCGGGGTATCGGCCTGCGTGACCCGGGTCAGGCACCGGGCGTAGATCGTCTCCACGGCCCGGGCTGACACCCTCCGGACGATCGGCGCAAGCACCGACGCGCTACCCGGCGCATCAGAGGGTGCACGGACATCATCTCCCGTGTTCGAATCGTCCTGGGCAGCGCATTCGGGTGAACTCTTTACCTGCTCCGGTTCGGCGGCCGGGCGCAGCTCCAGGGGCTTGAAACCGGGGAAGTCGCGCGCCTGCAGCAGCTGGGCGATCTTGCCGACGTACTCCGCCCGCCCGGCCCGCTCGAAGGAAAGAGCCAGTGCCGCACGGGCCTTCTCGTAGTCCAGGCTGCCGCCGCAGATGAGCGCGGCCACCGGAACGGTCGCGGTGACCGCCGTCCCCCAGCGCTGGCCGGTGGTCGCGTTCTCGATCTTCGTGCAGGCCTTCGACAGGACGGCGGCGGCGTACCGGTCAACGTCGCGCACCTCCTGGATCTCTACTCCGTCCACGACGTGTTCGGATTCGAGCACGGGGGGTCGCTCCTGTGCGCCCCCCGTGCTCTCCGCCGGACGGGGAGTCAGCAGGGCTCGCAGCCACTCCGGCAGCGGCGCGGGCGGCCGGTCGTCCAGGATGCGGTAGACGCCCTTGGCCGACTTCCCGCCGGGGGCGACGATGTACCCGCCCAGGGAGCGCACGTCGGCGCCGTACAGGGCCCGGTAGCCGCCCTTGGACTGCTGCTGGACGCCCTGCGGGTCGGCGTAGGCCAGGTGCTTGCCCCCGGAGGGCGTGGCCACGGTCAGGGTCGCGGTGTGCTTGACGCCCAGGTGCGCCAGCGCCAGCCCGTAGGCGTCCTCCCCGTTGACGATCAACTCCGCGTCGGCGGCGTCCACTTCGATGTCCCGGCCGGTGACGACGTCGCTCGACACCAGGACGGCCTGGTCCTCCACGTCGGTGGGGTACCAGCGCGGCAGCGGGTCACCGTCCTTGTGCACGTCCAGGTCCAGCACCGTCCAGCCGGTCGGGCCGGTGGCGATGCCCACCGTGTGCGCGCCCTCCCGGGCGAACATGGCCTCCAGCCGCTCCGGGTCGGTCGTGGCGGCGTACCAGCCGTGGCAGACCTCCCCCAGGACGTCGGGGCGCAGGCAGGCGCACGTGGCGGCGTCGTGCGGTTCGTAGTCCGGGTTCCTCACGGTCTCCCCGGTGCGTGCGTCGCGCATCGTCTTGGAGCACCGGCGGCAGCCGCGCAGCGGCATCTTGGAGCGGCCCAGGGGGAAGCAGTGGGCGCCCCGCAGGGCCCAGCGCAGGGCCAGGTCAAGCGCGCTGCTCACCGGTGCCCCCTGCGGCGTCGTGGGCGGACGGGCGGGCGTCGGCGGGCCGGGTGGCGGGCGGGAAGCGCTCCGCCAGCTCCGACAGGTACTCGATCGTCTCGGACAGGGTCATGTCCCGGTCCAGCGCGGCGGACAGCTGGCGGACGGCCCGGCGGAGCGCGGCCTGCGCCCCGGCGGTGATGCTGATCTTCGTGTAGTTAGCCATACCACCACCATAGGACCTGATGGTGCATTGTGGTAGACGGTGGGGCCTGTTGGTGGCATGCTTTTGGTACCCACCGAGAGCAAAGGACCACAGACCGTGATCGACATGACCGAGATCCGCAGGGCCGCGAAAGCCGCCGGGTACCGCCTGGCCGCCACCCACGTGGACGACCTGATCCAGCGCGTCCCCGGCACCACCGCGCACGACGTCTCCGTGTTCCTGCGCGCCGGGGCCGACCTGCAGGAGCGCGCCGTCCCGGACGGCCCGATCCCCGTCCTGCTGGAGGAGGCCCCCGCGCTGCTGGACCACCCGGTCCTGGGCCCGGAGCTGATGCGCCTGGCTCTGCAGCGCCACGCCCGCCAGCAGCTCACCGCCCCCGGCTTCGTCCCGCCCGACCAGTGGGCGGCCCGGCTGACGGGCCCGGCCACCCGGTCCGGGAAGACCTCCGCCGCCGCCGACCTGGCCCAGGAGGTGCGCCAGCTGGTCCAGGCCGACCTGCTGGCCTGCTTCCGCCGCAACCTGAACGCCTACGGCACCCTGCCCGGCGGCTTCCCCGACGCGCAGCAGCTGGAGCGGATCGCCCTCCTGCCCGCCGCCGACGTCCTGAAGCGCGCCGTGATCGCCACCGAGAAGGCCGCCCGGGACAACGCCCTGCAGCACACCACCCCGAAGGACGTGTGGCTGGCCGGGCTCGCCGACCTGCGCGACCTGCAGCAGGCGCAGCAGGACCGGATGGACGCCCAGGAGAGCCTGCTGCACGCCTACCGCACCAACCGCACCGACACCCAGGAGAGCTGAACCGTGGCCGCCGTCGACATCGCCAGCGCCTTCCGGCGCCTGCTGGCCGCCCTGCGCCGCACCGCCCCGGAGCCCGTCGTGCTGCCCGTCCCGGAGGACTGGGACCACATCGGCCCGGTGGACGCCATGCGCTGCTTCTCCGCCCGCTACCGGGTGTACGGCGCCCGCCCCGACGGCTTCCCCACCCGGGAGCAGCTGGAGTACGCGGTCTGCCTGCCCGAAGCCCGCCCGCTGCTGCGCCCCGTCCTGCTGGCGGAGCGCGCCGCCGGGGACGGCCTGGTCCACACCGCGACCGGGAAGGACGTGTGGCTGGCCGTGATGGCCGACCTGGAGGGCTTCCTGGAGGCCCACTGGGTGCAGGTCGACCTGAACCGCCGCTCCGCCGACGCCCCGACCGTGCACTGCGTGCGCAACACCCTGATGGACGACCACGGCCCGCACGGCTGGGAGGCCGTCGGCGGCGTGCGCCGCTGCCCCGGCTGGCCGCTGCCGATGGCCGACACCGAGAAGGAGAACTGACGATGGCCCGCACCGCTGACATCGCCCGCCAGTCGGCCCACGCCGCCGGGTACCGGGAGGCGACCGTGCACCTGGAGCAGCTGCTGCTCCGCCACGGCACCGACGTGCAGGCCGTCCTGGCTGCCATGCTGCGCGGCGCCCGCCTGCGGGAGCACGCCGCCGCGACCGGCGCCCCCTACCCCACCGCTGCGGCGGAGTAGGCCATGGCGCCGCCCCTGGTCGTCGGCTTCGACATCGAAACCGGCAGTGCGAACCACATGCACAAGTGGCGTGAGGAGTACGGCCCGTATGTGATCCTGGGCGGCGCGATCTGCAACGGCCGGACCTGGATCACCCGGGACATCCCGAAGCTGGTGGAGCTGCTGCACCGCGCGGACTTCATCTACGGCCACAACATCTTCGGCTTCGACATCCCGGCGCTGGCCGCCCACGCCGGGGCCGACATGCACGCCCTGTACGCGAAGGGCATCGACACCCTGGAGCTGGCGCGGCTGGCCGACCCGCCGCGCCCGAAGGGCATGGTCCCGGTCCGGTACGACCTGTCATCCGTCGCGCAGCGCCTGGGAGTTGAAGGCAAGACCGACTCCGTCAGCGACCTGGCCGCCCGCGCGCTGGACGACCTGGTGGAGGAGGCCGTGCAGGTGCTCCCCGACCCGGCGGAGCCCGGCCTGACGAAGAAGGAGGCCGTCGCCCGGACCCGGGACCGGCGCCGGGCGGAGAAGGAGGTGCGCGCCCGCTACAAGGACCTGGGCACGTACCACCTGATCGACCCGGAGAACCCCGACTTCACGGCCTACCTGGAGGGCGACCTGCAGGCCACCGCCAAGGTCTTCTCCCGGCTGAACTACCTGATGCGGCGCGGCACTTACGGAGCGCGGGAGATGGAGGGAATGCGCACCCTGCACGCCATGGCCCACTCCGGCTGGCGCGTGGACCGCTCCCTGCTGGAGCGCCGGGTGGCAGAGGAGGAGGAGCGGGTGGAGGCCGCCAAGGCCCGCCTGCAGGACCTGGCCCCCGGCGTCCCGCTGGACAAGGCCTCCCCGATGGCCACGAAGGCCGGGAAGGAGGCCATGGAGGCCGCCCTGCTGGCCGCCGGGGTCGCGGAGGACCACCTGCCGCGCACCGACACCGGCGGCCTGTCCACGGCCCGCGACGCCCTCTCGGAGGGCGACTGGGTCCGGGCGCAGCTGCGCCCCGTCAACCGGTTCGACCGCAAGACCGGGGAGTGGGTGGAGACCCTGCGCAAGGTGCAGGTCCGCACCCCGGGCCTGCGGTCCCTGTACCGGGACAACCCGGCCGTACAGGAGCTGTGCGAGGTGGCCACCCTGGCGGGCGGTCGGCAGCTGAAGTACGCCGAACTGCTGGACTACGCCCAGGAGGACGGCACCCTGTACTCCCGGATCGGCCAGATCCAGGTCTCCGGCCGGTACGCCATGGTCACCCCGTCCATCACCAACATCGGCAAGCGGTCGGAGGCCCTGCTGCGGGTGCGGGAGGTGTTCGTCCCGCGCCGCGAAGACGAAGTGATCGTGTGCGCCGACCTGGACCAGGGCGACATGCGCGTGGTCGCGGCCCTGTGCCAGGACCCGGAGTACATGAAGCTTTTCCTTCCCGGCGTGGACGCCCACATGGAGACCGCCTACGGCGTCTTCGGGGAGCGTACGAAGACCGCCCGGAAGAAGGCGAAGGCGATCGGCCACGCGGCCAACTATGGCGGGGGCCTGGAGACCATCGTCACCACCTCCGGCCAGTCGAAGGAGGACGTCCAGCGCTACCTTGACCACCGCGCGGACGCCTACCCGGTGCTGGCCCGCTGGCAGGACGCCGTCCGCCGGGAGGCGGAGTCCGGCTGGATCGAAGACAACGGCTGGGGTCGCCGGATGGCCTGCGACCGGCGCGCGGCCTTCACCCAGGGCCCGGCCCTGTACGGCCAGTCCGGCACCCGGGAGATCCTGCTGGACGGCGTCCTGCGGATGTCCCCGGCCCTGCGCCGGATGCTGGTGGCCATCGTGCACGACGAAGTGGTGGCCTCCGTCCCGCTGTCCGACGTGGCTGCTATCTCGGAGGAGATCCGCAGCTGCCTGGAGACCACCTGGCGCGGCGTCGCCTTCACCGCCGGAGTGTCCAAGCCCGGCACCAACTGGGCCGCCTGCTACACCGATTGACCACCCAGCCCCGGCGCCGCACCAGGCGCCGGGGCTGGCCCGTACCACCCGACCGACACCGACATGGGAGCAATTCGCAATGGCGCGACGCACGTTGACGTACGAACTGATCAAGTCCGAGATTGAGGAGGCCGGTTGGCCGTACGAGATCACGACGAACCGGCAGCTGAAGGTCACGGTCCCGGCCCAGCGGCCGGACGCGGGGCGCACCCTGACGCTGTCCCCGCAGAGCAACCAGCCCACCACCTACCAGAACTTCTACACCCGGCTGAACCGGCACGGGTTCCGGGAGGACCTGCGCGACGCCCGGGAGCGCGCGGCGGCGGAGCGGCGGGAGAAGATCGAAGCCGACCGGCTGGCGGCCGCCCAGAAGATCGCCCAGCTGCAGCAGGCCGCCGACGGGCGCGCCGCCGCCACCCTGGACGCCGACCGCCGGGAGCGGGCCCTGCACGTCTTCCGGGTCACCGGCTGGGACGGCGTCGCGTTCAAGGTCGGCTCCCTGCCGAAGCCGGAGACGGTGGTGGAGAAGGACGGCACGGAGTGGGTCGACTACCCCACGATCACCCCAGCTGATCACCCCGGACGTGGCGGCCGCCTGGATCGCCAATCCGGTCTGCAACCCCCGGCCGGAGAAGGAGCGCACCCGAAAGACCGTCACCGCCGCGATCCGGGCCGGGAAGTGGGACACCAACCACCAGGGCTTCGCGGTGTGCGCGGAGCACGGCGGCCTCCTGGACGGCATGAACCGCTCCCGGGTGATCCACCGCCTGGGGGCCTCCGTGCGCGTCAAGGTCACCTACGGCATGCCCCACAACTCCTTCGTGAACATGGACCAGGGCTCCAACCGGTCGATCTCCGACATGGGCGCCAACTCCGGCGAGCTGCCCGCCACCCTCACCAACACCGAACGGCGCATCGTGATGACTGTGGCGAAGATCCTGCACCACGCCGACGCCCCGGACCCGATCGCCTGGAGCCGCTGGGACGCCTCCAGCCCGGACCACACCCTGGTCCTGGACTCCCTGGCCCGCCTGCAGCGCGACGACCCGGGCCTGATCGTGGACGCCGCCACCGCCGCCCGCCTGAACGCGGAGCAGTCCAAGGGCGTACCGGCCGGACTGGCCCTGGCGTGGTTCGTGATCCACCGCGCCTGGCCGGAGACCCCGTACGCCGCCGACTTCTTCGCCCGCCTGGCCGACAACGATGGCGTACCGTCCCGGTCGGCGGTCGGACGGCTGCGGGAGCACTTCTACGACTCCACCACCACCCCCGCCAAGCGCAAGCTGCGCACCGCCACCGACCACGGCGCCAAGACGGTCAAGGCCTACAACCGCTTCGTGGTCGGCTCCCTGCTGGGCGAGCCCTGGGCGGAGGCTCCCAGCGTCCGCTTCATGACCACGGAGGACTTCCCCACCCCGCACGACGCGGCCACGTCGGAGCGCGCCGCGCTGGCCGCCACCGACCCCAACAAGCGCTGACAGCAAAGGACTTCGACGTGAGCAACGACCCGAGCACGAACCGGCCGATGGTGGAGGACGCCGTCCAGGTCGGCCCCCGGGGCCTGTACGCCTACGGCGGCCCGCACCCCCTGCGGCTGCGCGACGTGGCGGGCACCCTGGTGGAGGTGGGGGAGTCCTCCGACGCCGACGACCCGGGGGCCTACCTGGCCTTCACCCGGCCCGGCCTGCACGGTGAACCCCGGGTGGCCTTCGTCGCACCCCTGGACCTGGCGGAGGCGATGGCCATCCGCGACCGGCTGGACCAGTTCGTCCAGGGAACCCTGGTGCGCTGGGAGGACGGCCCGGAGCGGTACATGCACGCCATGGAGCAGCTGCAGGGCCGCGTGCCCCGCGACCCGGCCCGCCGCCCCACCGAAGGCCGCGTGGTGCGGATCGACAACACCTGATCAACCCTCCTGCGCCGCCGGGGAGTTGGTCCCCGGCGGCGCATCCCCAGCGAGAGGAGCAGCGCGTGAGCAGCGCAGAGAAGGAGCAGGAGGCGCTGTCCGGGGACGTCGTCCTGGGCGGTGAGCGGGAGGTGGTGCGCGGGACGCCCCGACGGGGCGCGCTGGACAGGTACCCGGCGCCGGTGGCCAACGACCGGGAGGGATGGACGCTGGCGGAGGACACCGCCTTCTTCTACGACGTCGACACCAGCAACGGCGGGCAGTACCTGCTGGTGGTCACCCCGAAGGACGCCACGGACGTGTGGCTGTGGGGATGGCGCTACCCGCGTGACCTGCGGGTGGTGCAGGACGCCATGGCGGAGTGGGACCCGCACGTGCACGACGAACCCCGGGGCTTCATCAAACGCGCCGGGGGTCTGATCCGCCGGGCCCCGGCCCGGGACAAGGACCTGGACCGCAACCGGGAGCGGTGCGAGCACGGCCGCTACCTGACCGCTCTGGACTGCCCGGTGATCGCGTGCGCGGCCTGGCAGCCCGGCAACCCCGTTCGACCCCAACTCGCCCAGGAGGAACCGCAGATGACGTACGGACAGGGACTGCACCGAGAGCCCGTTCCCGCCCCGGCCAGCCCGCTGGACGCCACGGAGCGCGCCTACCTGGTCACCCGGGTGGAGAAGCGGGCGGGCGTCTGGAGCCCGGCCGACACCACGGTGGTGCTCACCATCGGCACGCTGGAGGAGCTGGCCGACAGCGAAGACGGCGCGTCCTGGGAGGCGGGCCACACCCTGGCGGTGTGGTGGTGCTACCGGCCCGCCGACGCGGAGCAGCACCACGCCGCGCTGGCCGACCTGGTCCGCCGGGCCAACGAAGGCCAAGCCCCGGACGCGGTGTACGAGATCCGGGAGGGGCGCCAGCTGGAGCGGGTGTCCGGCATGGTCCCGTATTCGGTGGACGTCCAGGGCCGTACGGGTGACCACCTGCCGTCCACCAACTCCATGGAGCGGTAAGGCAGTTGAACAGGCATCACCCGAACGGGCCCGCCCCGGCTGGACAGCGATCCGGCCGGGGCGGCACCTTGTCCGTGAACAGGTTCCGCGTTCCACGCGGGCGGGCCGCCTCCGGGGCTTCAACGAAGGGGCGGCCCGCACCTCCCTGATCGACACCCCACAGGGCCGCCCGTGGTGCTCACGGCGGCCGGTCCCCACAGCGCAGGAGCCCCCGGCCGCAGCTGCTCACCGCCGGGGGCTCCTGCGTGTGCGTCAGCAGGCGTCGCAGGGGTCGGTGCGGTCGAACTCCTCCCGCCAGTGCCCCACCAGCTGGCCCGCCAGCCGCTCCCCGCCGGGCTCCCCGTGGTGCATGTGCCGCAGCCCGTACTCCGCGCGGGCCTGGATCGCGGCCCAGTAGCTCAGAGCGTGCTCCGCCCAGCTGCTCCCGCAGTCGTCTTCGTCGCCGGGCAGGCATCCGCGCATCGGGGCGCCCAGCTTCTTCAGGACGCCGCGCAGGAGCAGCGCGTGGTCCCGCCAGCTGTCGGACATGCCGTCGGCGGGCGGCGTGGTGGTCGTGGACATGCTCAGTACTCCCTGTGTCGGTAGGTCGCTGCGCGTGACCCTACCGCCGTGTGGGACCCTGTCGCCTGACCCCGGATATGTATGTGTATCCGGGGCGACCCCAATTCGTACGGAGATGTGACGACATGACAGACCTGGTCCCGGTACGGCCATCCGCAGAGCTGGAGCGCGTCGACCCGCTGGCCGCCTTCGTCGCCCGCGCCGACGCGGCCGCCCGCGCGCACCAGCGCGACCGCCGCCCGCCGAAGACCGTCCAGGGGTACCGCCGGGACTGGGAGGTGTGGACCCAGTGGGTCGACCAGGTGGCCACCCCCACCGCCGGGGTCGACGTCCCGCACACCATGGTCACCTCCGGGCTGCTGTACGCCTTCGTGGTGTGGCTGGACGAAGACCTGCAGGCGCCCTGGTCGACGGTGGACCGACGCATCACCGGCGTGACCGTGGAGGGCCGCACCCGGGGCGCCGTGATCGACCGCTCCGTGACCGCCGCCGCCCGCGACTACGTCAAGGCCATGAAGGCCGACCCCGTCAAGGCGCTGCGCGGCCGGGGCAAGGCCGTGGGCACCAACCCGCAGGAGCTGCGCCAGATGGCCGCCGCGCTGCCGTCCGGCCCCGTCGCGGCCGCCCGCGACCAGTCGCTGATCACCATGTCCTTCGCCATCGCCGGGCGCGCCGGTGAGGTGGGGTACCTGGACACGGAGGGCATCACCCCGGAGGGCCCGGGCCTGCGCGTGTGGGTGCCCCCGATCAAGGGCAAGCCCGGCCGGGTCGTCCACGTCGCCCCCGGCGAGCACCGCGCCAGCTGCCCGGTGCGCTCCTGGTACGCCTGGCGCCGGATCTACACCCCCGCCACCGGCCCGGCCTACGTGGAGGTGGACCGCTGGGACAACCTGCAGGAGCACCGGCTGACCGCCGACGCCTGCTCCGCCGTGGTGGCCCGCTCCGCCCAGCGCGCCGGACTGGGCAGGCGCACCGGCCACTCCCAGCGCCGGGGCCTGATCAACACGGCGCTGCAGGAGGGCAAGCCCCGGGAGAAGGTCGCGGCCCAGTCCGGGCACGCGGCCGGGTCGAAGGCCTTCGACGCCTACGTGGACGACGCCGCCAGGGTCTCCGACCCGACCACCGCCGGGATCGGCCTCTAGCCGAAGTGCTCCGCCGGGGGCCCTTCGCGCCGGTCGCCGAAGTTCGCCCCCGTCCGCTCCTTCTTCTCCCACGTGACGTGCACGACGTCCACGCAGACGGCGGGCAGGTCGTCCACCCAGTCCAGGTGGTCCAGGCCCACGCCGAACGGCGCGGCCGCCGCCAGCACGGCCTCCAGCAGCCGGGCGGCGTGCTCCAGCTGCTCCTCCGTCAACGGCGTGGTGGCGTTGTTCACCCGCTCCACCCGGGTGCGCGCGGTACGGCCGTGCCGGTCGACCGGGCCGCCGGGCTCCGGGGCGATCACCACGCCGTCGCCCAGTCGCCCTCCGGGCCGTACGGGGAGCGCTGCGCCGCCAGCCCCGTCCGCCCGGACGTCGTGCGCCGGACCGCCTCCACCTGGGAGGACAGCCGCTGGGCGGCCTGGGCCAGCGCGTCGAAGACGGCCTGGAGCACCGGCCGGACGCTCTCCCAGATCGCCCGCAGCGTCTCACCGGCCCGGTGCAGGGCCAGCTCCAGCCGCTCCCGCTGGTCCGGGGTCAAGGTGGCCAGGAGCGCCGCCGGTTCGGGCGCCGGTGGCGGGGGTGTCGTCTCATCCATGGGCCCATGATGCCCGGCGCAGCACGAAGGCCCCCGCACGCGGCGGGGGCCTTCTCAGGGATTTCTCAGACCGGCCACGGCGGGGCGGCCGTCGGGTCCAGGTCGGGCTGCAGCCCGCGCTCCTGCATGACCTGCTCGAAGCCGTCCTGCACGGCCTTCGGCATCAGCCGGTGGGCGACCAGGGCGGCGGACAGCTGGCGCTGACCGGCGGGCATCTCCTGCAGGAGGGCGTCGGCCCGCTCCAGCAGGGTGCGCGTCATGGCGGCGGCGGACACCGCCAGGTTCGCGTAGGTCAGCTTGGCCAGTCCGTCGTCCGCCAGCGCGTCGATCACGGCATTCACCGTGGTGGTCGGTCGGGTGCTCTCCATCAGGTTCTCCTCAGATCCTTCTCAGCTCGCCGGGTTGCTGCCGGGGGTGCCCATCGGGTACAGGGCCACGTCGGTGTCCGGCCCCCGCAGGTGCTTGTTCACTTCGATCTCCCCCAGGTCGCGGTACTCGATCTCACGACGCCCCGGGCCGACGCGGTAGCCGTGCAGGTGCGGGCGCCGGGTGTGCGGCGGCATCACGCGCCCGGACGACCCGGCCGGAGCCCGGGTGCCGGAGGCCCGGTCGGCCTGCTGGCGGTTCCAGCGCTCCACGGACTGCCCGATCCGGTACCCCACCGGCCGGTACCGCTCCTGCCGGGCGGAGGCGGCCGCGCTGCGCCGGTTGCGGGGCGGCGGGGCCGCCAGCTGCGGGTCCGGGGTGCCCACGTCGGCGTTGCGGGAGGCCAGGTACAGCAGGTGCGTCAGCGCGGTGCGGTAGGCCATGCGCAGGTACTCGTCCACGTCGGAGGCTTCGTACTCGGACATCCGGTCGGCGCCCAGGACGTCCAGGGAGGCCTGCGTGACGGACTCCACCGTCACGTCCTGGGCGCCGGTGGGCAGCGGGATGACCATGTGGGAGCCGTTCTGGGTGAGCACCCGGGCGCCGGAGTCGGACAGCACCTCCGACACGGCGTAGACGTTCAGGCCGTCGATGTCCGGCGCCCCGGTGGACACCACGACCCGGGGCGCGTCGATGCCCTGGGCCAGCTCCTGCGCCACCGGCTGGTCGTAGCGGAAGCCGCTGACCACCAGGGAGCGCAGGACGCCGCGCACGCCCTTGCCGAAGACGAACGGGATGCCCTCCGTGAAGACGATCATGGGGTCCGTCCACGTCAGGGTGCGCAGCAGGGACACCGGGAAGGCGTCCGTCTTCGACCGCAGCAGCTCCCGGGTGAAGTGCGGGTGCGGGACGAAGACCTCCCGGGCGCCGTCCCACAGCGACAGCGGCACCCAGTCCCGGTAGGCGTCCTGGTACTCGATCAGGCGCTGTCCGCGTGCGCTGCTCAGAAAGCCGGACCCGGGATCGGAGTGCAGCGCCCCGAAGCCCTGCAGGTCCAGGTTGGCCAGCTTGTAGCGCTCCAGCAGCCGCTGGTGGTGGGCCAGGCGCTGGCGCTCCGTGCGGACGATCTGCCAGGCCTCCAGCCGGGGGTGGTGCACCCAGGGGAAGCCGTCCGGCAGCGCGCTGCGCGTACCCGGGTCGTCGTGCGGGGCGCGCTCCCGGCGGCCCTGGCCCAGGGCGATCTCCAGTTCCACGGACGTGGAGTCCGCGCCGGAGCGGCCCTGGACGCGGTACGGGAGCCCGCCCGGGCCGCCGGGGAGGAACCCGGGCGGCAGGGGCGGGCGGCCGGGGGTGGTGTCGCGGATCATGTGCCGGTCCTTCGGTGTCGGTAGGCGGGCCGGATCAGGCGTTGGCGGCGGCGGCGCTGGCGTGCAGGAGCTGCCGGGCGTCCACGGCCTCCAGGGCGGCGGCCACGGCCTCCACGTGCTCCAGCGTCAGGTCCCGGCCACCGCGCAGGGAGGCCTCCAGGCCGTGGCCGTGCAGGGTCTCCCAGGCGTCCGCCCAGCGGCTGCGCCGGTCGTCCTGCTCGGTGGTGGTGAAGTACGTTCCGCTGCTGTGGGCGCTGTTCAGCCGCTGGCCCTCCAGCCGGAAGGCGCTGGTGACCGTGCTGGACGAGTCCTTCGCGCGCAGGTGGACCAGGGTGTTGCCGACCTTGGCCACCACGTGCGGTTCGGTCTTGCGGTACCGGTTGCCGGGGTAGTGGACGGTGACTTCCTGGCCCACCTTCAGGGACTTGCGGGTGCTGGTCAGGACCATTTCGTGGTGCCAGGCGGTCATGTCAGGCTCCTTCGGTCCAGCGCTCATCCGCGCTGGGGTCGTAGTGCTCGGTGTGCTTCGTCTTGGACTTCCCGCAGACCAGCGTCCGGCCGTCCTTCACGGCCACGGCGGCGCAGCGGGCGTGAATGGAGGGGCGGGCGGCGGGGCGGCGGGCGCTCACGCGGAGATCCCGGCGGCCGCGTCGGCGGCGGCCTGGGCCCACTCCGCGTGGATGTTGGCCACGTGCTGGGGGGTGTAGCCGGTGACGCGGGCCACGGCGGCCTGCCTGCCGCCGTTGGGGATGCGGTCGGCGCCCTGCTGGCGGGCGGCGTCGGCGGCGGCCTTGTCCTTCTCCACCAGGCGGAACATCTCCCCGCGCTGGGCGGCGTCGGCCTCCTCCAGCTGGGCCTGCAGGGCGTTGACCCGGGCGGTCAGCTGGCGGAGCTGGGTGAACTCCTGGGTGTCTTCCAGGCGCTGGCGGCGCCTTCCGGTCGGTGTAGTCATGGCTTCAGTATGCCCAACGTCCTTGATAAGTCAACTGACAAGACTGCTCTCAAGTCAATTGACAAACCGCTGGAGGTGCGGGAGGCTGGCCCCGTACCGATCGACACCGACGAAGGAGCCCGCCGAGATGACCGACACCACCCCGGCCCAGCAGCGCCTGAAGGACCTGGAGGCGGAGATGGCCGCCGACGCGGCGGAGCGCCGGAAGAAGCTGTGGGAGGCCCAGTACGGTCCGCAGCCGCAGGGCTGGACCCGGCCCAACAACACCAACGTCTCCAAGGCCCTGAAGGCCGCCGGGTACGCCCCCTCCGACGCGAACAACCGCAGCCCGCGCTTCTCCGGCCACAACTGCCAGCAGAGCGGCGACGTGGTCCGCGTCTCCTACCGCTCCGGCGCCAACCAGGACCACCTGCCGATCGAAACCGTCCGGGAGCGCGGGAAGGCCCTGGTGAAGGAGTACGCCCAGGCCCTGGAGGCCGACGGCTACACCGTCCGCCTGGAGGGCGACGCCAGCACCCTGTACGTGATCGCGGGCAAGGGCCGCAAGGCCCGCGCGCCGAAGCTGACGGAGACCGGGAAGAAGGCGCTGGAGGCCGCCGACGCGGACGGGTTCCTGACCACCACCGGCCGGGAGTGGATGGTGGAGGAGGCCCTGGAGCGCCTGGGCCTGGTGGAGAAGGTCGACGGGTGCGGCCACGTCCTGGGCGACGACACCGACACCGGCCACCAGGGACACCTGCACCGGGCGCGCCTGACCGCCAAGGGCACGGAGCTGGTCGGCCGGACCTGGTCCCCGTTCTCCCCGGTCGTCCACGCCGACGACTTCGCCATGGGCGGCCAGCTGCTCTGCGGGGAGGACTACCGCAACGGCACCCGGCGCTCCGGCGACCCGGCGGAGGTGACCTGCACCGGCTGCCGCGACCACCTGGAGCGCACCGGCCAGCTGGCCGCCGCCCCGGCCGCCCAGGAGCCCCCGGCCCCGCAGGCCGCCAGCGAGCTGGAGGCGTCCCTGGTGGCCGCCAAGGCCGGGAAGTCCATGGCCTGCCACGTCCCCGCCGACCTGGCCGACCTGGCCCGCCAGCTCCGCCCGGAGCACATGGACCTGTTCACCGACCGCCGGGGGCTGTCGGCCATCGCCACCACCGCCGACCACCTGGAGCTGGCCCACCGGCTGGAGGAGGCCCTGCGGGACGTCGGCACCGACGCCCAGAAGCAGGGCGCCGTCCTCTACGCCCGCTGGGCGGTGGCCTGGGCCCGGTCGGAGCGGCTGCAGACCCCGGCCCGCACCGCCCTGGAGGAGGCCCTGTACACCCCCGTCTACAACCTGGCGGGCCCGCTGGCCGCCATCATCTGGGAGGGCTTCGTGATCCCGGACGGGGTCGACCTGCGGGAGGACGACGCCCGCAGCACCATGTACGCGGTCGGACCGCGCTCCCGCCAGGCCATGCTGGCCCGCGACCTGGAGAAGGCCGCGAAGACCGGCGACCAGGTCCACGCCGCCCGCGCCTACCGCGCATGGGCCGGGGACGACCCGGAGGCCCTGGTGCACTGGGAGGACCTGGTGGAGGCCGGTGCGGGCGGCAGCGGCTGCGGGGAGGCCCAGCAGGAGGAGCCCCGAAC